TCTGGCTACTCTGGATCTGGTATATCTGGCTATTCTGGATCTGGTATATCTGGCTATAGTGGTTACTCTGGAATCTCTGGCTACTCTGGATCTGGTATATCTGGCTACTCAGGTTCTGGTATATCTGGCTATAGTGGTTACTCTGGAATCTCTGGCTACTCTGGATCTGGAATCTCTGGCTACTCTGGATCTGGTATATCTGGCTATTCTGGATCTGGTATCTCCGGCTACAGTGGATCTGGTATCTCTGGCTACAGTGGATCTGGTATCTCTGGCTATTCTGGATCTGGTATCTCCGGCTACAGTGGATCTGGTATCTCTGGCTACAGTGGTTCTGGTATCTCTGGCTATAGTGGTTCTGGTATCTCTGGCTACTCTGGCTACTCTGGTATCTCCGGCTACAGTGGATCTGGTATCTCTGGCTACAGTGGATCTGGTATCTCTGGCTACAGTGGTTCTGGTATCTCTGGCTATAGTGGTTCTGGTATCTCTGGCTACTCTGGCTACTCTGGCTACTCTGGTATCTCTGGCTACTCTGGTATCTCTGGCTATAGCGGTGCTGGCGCAGAAATGATAGTGGCTAATGCTTATACCAATGCCACAACTGCATTCACTAACATTACTAATTTAACAAGGACTTTAACTGCTGGCTCATATAGTTTTATTGTTGAATTAGTTGGTCAATCATCTTCAGCCGCTGGCGCACAATTTACTGTTACTTTTAGTGGAACATCTACTGTTGAATGGATACAAGTTGCACAGGCTTCTGGAACAACTTTTGTTGCAACAAGCCGACAAACTACACTTGGAACGGCTGGTACTACTTGTTGGACTACTGCCGCCGCTGAAGCATCTGCCAGATTAATTGGTGAAATTGTTGTAACTGCTTCTGGAACTTTAAACATTCAAGGTTTAAAAGTAACTTCTGGCACACTAACAGTTCGTGCTTGTTCATTAGTATTACTTGACCAGACTGCATAAAGATAATTATGGCAACTTTAAATTTTCCCTCATCGCCGTCAATAAACCAGCAGTACACTGCCAACGGTTCTACATGGACATGGGACGGTGTGTCTTGGCTTGCATTTAACGGACCAGCGTCTGGCTACTCTGGCGTCTCTGGCTATTCTGGATTCTCTGGTTACTCTGGTCCACAGGGTACATCAATCACGTTAAAAGGTGAAGTGCCAACCGTTGCAGCATTACCACCTACAGGCAACCAAGTTAACGACGCGTACATCGTAACCGCAGACGGCAACTTATGGGTCTGGGGTGGTACAGCATGGTACGACGCAGGGCAAATTGTCGGCCCACAAGGACTTAGTGGATACTCTGGTATCTCTGGTTACAGTGGCCGTTCTGGCTACAGTGGTTCTGGTATCTCTGGCTACAGTGGTTCTGGTATATCTGGCTATAGTGGTTCTGGTATCTCTGGCTATAGTGGTTCTGGCATCTCTGGCTACAGTGGCATCTCTGGTATCTCTGGCTATAGTGGTTACTCTGGTATCTCTGGCTATAGTGGTTACTCTGGTATCTCTGGCTATAGTGGTATCTCCGGCTATAGTGGGCGTTCCGGATACTCAGGTTCTGGTATCTCTGGCTATAGTGGTTACTCTGGTATCTCTGGCTATAGTGGTTACTCTGGTATCTCTGGCTATAGTGGTTACTCTGGTATCTCTGGCTATAGTGGTTACTCTGGTATCTCTGGCTATAGTGGATTCTCTGGTATCTCTGGCTACAGTGGTTCTGGTATCTCTGGCTATAGTGGTTCTGGTATCTCTGGCTATAGTGGTTACTCTGGTATCTCTGGCTATAGTGGTTACTCTGGTATCTCTGGCTATAGTGGTATCTCTGGCTATAGTGGTATATCTGGATACAGTGGATTGGGCTACGCTAACCTAACCTCTACAACATCATTCCTAATTGGCACTGGTTCTAAAGCGTTTACAGTAAACCAAACCCAAGGAACTAACGCGTATGTAGTTGGTGCAAGAGTTAGAATTAACAACACTACCAATTTTATGGAAGGCCAAATCACGGCCTACACTACCACTACACTAACAGTCAATGTAGACTTAACTGTAGGATCCGGAACTTTTGCAGCTTGGACTTTTGATATTGCTGGTCAATCTGGTATCTCTGGCTACAGTGGCATCTCTGGTTACAGTGGCTACAGTGGTATCTCTGGCTACTCTGGTATCTCTGGTTACTCTGGTATCTCTGGCTACTCTGGTATCTCTGGTTACTCTGGTATCTCTGGCTACAGTGGTATCTCTGGCTACAGTGGTATCTCTGGCTACAGTGGTATCTCTGGCTACAGTGGTATCTCTGGCTACAGTGGTTACTCTGGTATCTCTGGCTATAGTGGCTACAGTGGTATCTCTGGCTACAGTGGTTTAGGTTATGCAAACTTAACTTCTACTACATCGTTTTTAATTGGTACTGGTTCAAAAGCGTTTACTGTTAATCAAACACAAGGCACAAATGCCTATGTGGTTGGTGCAAGAGTTAGAATCAATAACACCACTAACTTTATGGAAGGCCAGATTACAGCATACACAACTACCACGTTGACAGTCAATGTGGATTTAGTGGGTGGATCTGGAACATTTGCAGCTTGGACTTTTGATATTGCTGGTCAATCAGGAATATCTGGCTACTCTGGTATCTCTGGCTATAGTGGCTATAGTGGTATCTCTGGCTATAGTGGCTATAGTGGTATCTCTGGCTACTCTGGTATCTCTGGCTACTCTGGTATCTCTGGCTACTCTGGCTACTCTGGTATCTCTGGCTACTCTGGTATCTCTGGCTACAGTGGTATCTCTGGTATCTCTGGCTATAGTGGATTCTCTGGTATCTCTGGTATCTCTGGCTACAGTGGTATCTCTGGCTATAGTGGATTCTCTGGTATCTCTGGCTACAGTGGTTACTCTGGTATCTCTGGCTACTCTGGTATTTCTGGCTATAGTGGTTACTCTGGTATCTCTGGCTATAGTGGTTACTCTGGTATCTCTGGCTATAGTGGATTCTCTGGTATCTCTGGCTACAGTGGATTCTCTGGTATCTCTGGCTATAGTGGATTCTCTGGTATCTCTGGCTATAGTGGATTCTCTGGTATCTCTGGCTACAGTGGATTCTCTGGTATCTCTGGCTACAGTGGTATCTCTGGCTACTCTGGTATCTCTGGCTACTCTGGTATCTCTGGCTACTCTGGTATCTCTGGCTACTCTGGTATCTCTGGCTACTCTGGTATCTCTGGCTACTCTGGTATCTCCGGCTACAGTGGTATCTCTGGCTACAGTGGTATCTCTGGCTACAGTGGTATCTCTGGCTACAGCGGAACTAATGGTACTGCAGGAACATCAGGCTTTAGTGGATACTCTGGTATTTCTGGTTACTCTGGAAGCGGCATAAGTGGCTACAGTGGTCCTGCAGGAGGCTCTGGTCCATCTACTGCTATTAACGCAACCGCCAGTACAGCAGCAACAACACAGTATATTGTTGGTGTAGCAGCCGCTGGATCCAATCAAACACCTACTGTAGCAACCACAAACGCCGTATCTTTCTTACCATCTACTGGAGCATTGACAGCAGTTTCAGTTGTTTCTAGTTCTGACGAACGATTAAAAACAAACTGGAAAGACCTACCAGAAGATTTTATTGAGCAATTAGCTGGTGTTAAACATGGTACGTACGAGCGTATAGCAACAGGCATTCGGGAATCTGGTATCACAGCCCAGTCTTTAGAGCCTGTATTAAAAGAAGCAGTTATGTCGGACGAAAACGGCATGCTTTCTGTAATGTATGGAAACGCGGCTATGGTTTCTGTGATAGAATTGGCAAAAGAAGTTATTAAACTTCGGGCCGAAATAGAACAACTTAAAAAGGCAGTTTTTTAAGCGTTTTTTGCATAAGTAGATATAGAATCATTTAAGCTAAGTTCGTATGAACTTTAAAGGAAAAGCATGAAATACAGCGTAGTAATACCCACGTACAATCACTGTGAAAAGTACCTAAAGCCCTGTGTAGACTCGGTAATCAAGTACAGCAACATGGACGATGTTGAGCTGATTATCAGCGCCAATGGCTGCACAGACAACACTAAGGCCTATTTAGATTACCTAGCTACTGCCGTACCGAACCTAAAGATTGTTTGGTCAGACAAAGCTCTTGGATATTCTGGAGCCAATAACGCCGCAATTAGGGTGGCCACAGCGGACAAGATTGTCCTGCTAAATAATGACACGGTCCTGCTAGAACAAAGTACGAACCAGTGGCTTGACATCTTAGACAAGCCGTTCAATGACCCAGAGTGCGGTATCTCTGGAATCATCAAAGGCAACTCAGAACCGGCTGGTCGCTTTTTCTTAGTGTTTTTCTGTGTAATGATACACAAAAAAGTATTTGATACCATCGGACTACTCAATGAAGAGTACGGCGTTGGTGGCGGTGAAGACACCGAGTTTTGTATTGAGGCCGAAAAGGCTGGCTTTAAAGTACTAGAAGTGTTTGAAAAGTTGTGGGACGGAACGCAATACACAGGAATGTTCCCAATCTACCACAAGGGCGAAGGCACCATGCACGACCCTAACTTGGTACAAGGCTGGGATAACATCTTTTTAACTAACTCGTTAAAGTTAGCTAAGAAGTACAACATGGAGTGGTACCGCTGGAGACTATCAAACTTTTGGGAACGCGCAGTGTTCCTCAAGGGCGATCCAGTATTCCCGCGCGAAGTAACAAGATACACCTGGGCAGAGCAAAACCTGCTTGGTAAAAAGATTTTAGAGATTGGTTGTTCTGACGGATACGGTATTCAGTTTTTTCCAAAAGACATTGAGTACACCGGCGTAGACTACGATCCAATTATTGTTGAGGTGGCCAAAGAGCAAGACTGGGGATACAACGCTAAGTTTGAGTGGTGCGACATTAACACCTACGAGCTTGAGCAGTACGACACCATCGTGGCCTTTGAAGTAATTGAGCACCTTGACACCGGCATGGAAATTGTTGAGAAGTTAAAGAAGCACTGCAAGCGTCTGTTGATTACCGTACCAATGAATGAGCCACCAGGCTTCTGGGGACCACATCACAAGTTGCATGGATTAAACGAGCGTCACTTCCCTGGCTTTGAGTTTAACTACATCAACGAACACGGCGCTATTACAGATGTGCCGCAAAAGATTGACGAAAGCAATCCTTGCAATTTAATGATCTGTAGGTGGACTGCTAGTGAATAAAGTCCTTTGCTCCGTGGCAACACGGGGCAGGTACTTTACTACACTGCCCTTAGTACTAAACGCTATTATCAATCAGACAAGACCAGTAGACAAGCTGGTCATCTTTGATGATAACGACGAGCCGCAAGACATGCGCAGTGAGATGATTTACCAGTACTTTTTCCAGATGTTAGACATTAAGGGCATTGCGTGGGAATGGTTGTTTGCTGACAAAAAAGGTCAGCACCACATTCACCAACGTGCCAATATGATGGGTTATGATTGGGTGTGGCGCGTTGACGACGATGCTATACCAGAGCCTAATGTATTAGAAATGCTTTACTATTACACTGAAGACTGTGTTGGTGCAGTGGGTGGTTCAGTATTAACCCCACCGTATATGCCAGACACCTCAAAAGTTACTGGACTAATTAATAACATCGACTCCGAACCAAACATCCAATGGGGTGTTATAAAAGAGGAAAAGCAAGTTGAACATTTACACTGCACTTTCTTATATCGTGCTGGCGTGTGCGATTTTAATTTGGGTCTTTCACGGGTAGCACATCGGGAAGAGACGTTGTTTACTTATGGCCTTAAACAAAAAGGCTACCAAATTTTAGCGGTACCCAACGCAGTAACGTGGCACATGAAGAATCCCGAGGGTGGAATTCGCAGCGAAACAAAGAAGGAAATGTATGAACATGATGAACAGATTTTTAGAAATATTTTACAATATCGTGATCGTACCATTGTGGTGCTTAATTGTGGTCTTGGTGACCATCTTGTATTCAGCCATGTACTTCCTTCAATACCTAATGCTGAAGTGTTTACTTGTTACCCTGAAGTGGTTCCCGGGAAGTCGATAGCAGAGGCACAACACCTATTTGGTGACATAGATCACTGGAACGTCTATAAAAAGATGGACCAGTGGAAGTGGAAAGATAGTTTAGAGAATGCGTACAGAAAGCTGTACCTATGATTATTATTTCACCATACTCCAAAGCATTACTTAGCGGTAAGCAAAACCCAAAGAATTATCCGTACTGGAAAGAGTTGATCGCAATGATTGACGAGCCAATTGTCCAGGTTGGAATTGAGGGAGAAGAGCAGTTAGTTTCCGACTTTAGAAAGAATTTACCCATTACAGAATTGCGTAAGCTAATTCAAGAATGCCGTACCTGGATCTCTTGTGACAGCTTTTTTCAACACCTGGGATGGGACGAAGGCAAAAAAGGAATTGTGTTGTGGGGAGTATCTGATCCATTAATATACGGACACCCAGAAAACATTAACCTACTAGCCGATAGAAAACATTTAGCAGAAAACCAATTTCTCTGGTGGGAATTTGTTGACCACCAGAACGAACGATTTGTCAAACCCAAGATCGTTTTAGAACATCTTAAGGAATAAAAAATGGCCGCATCCGGTTTTACACCAATACAGCTTTACTACAGCAGCACTGCAACTAATGTGCCCTTGGCGGCAAATTTGGTCGCAGGTGAGTTGGCAATTAATACAGCCGATGGAAAGCTGTATTATAAAAATAGCTCTGGTGTAGTTACCTTATTAGCTGGTATTTCTGGCTACAGCGGCATTAGTGGATTTAGTGGCTTCTCTGGTATTTCAGGATACAGCGGATCTGGCATTAGTGGCTACAGTGGATTTAGTGGTATCTCTGGCTACAGCGGATTCTCTGGCTACAGTGGTTTTAGTGGCATTAGTGGCTACAGTGGCTTTAGTGGTATATCTGGCTACAGTGGTATCTCTGGCTACAGTGGTATCTCTGGTTTTAGCGGAACTAACGGAACGATTGGTGTTAACGGTACGTCCGGCTACAGTGGTATTTCCGGCTATAGTGGCATAAACGGAACATCCGGATACAGTGGCACTAATGGCGCATCAGGATATAGCGGATTTAGCGGAACCAATGGAACAATTGGTAGCAACGGCGCGTCAGGATACAGCGGATACTCTGGCTCTGGTATTTCGGGTTATTCAGGATCTGGCATTTCAGGATTTAGTGGATATAGCGGTGCCGCTGGCGCAGCGGCTGCCAGTGGATACTCGGGGATAAGTGGATACTCCGGAACTAACGGGGTATCAGGATTTAGTGGCTACTCCGGAACTAATGGTGCATCTGGTATCTCTGGCTACAGTGGTATCTCTGGTTACAGCGGCGCTGGTTTATCTGGCTACAGTGGCTCTGGTATCTCTGGCTATAGTGGTGCGTCTGGTATCTCTGGTTATAGCGGCGCAGTTGGAACTTCTGGTTTTAGTGGATTTAATGGAATATCAGGTATCTCTGGCTATTCCGGTATCTCTGGCTATTCCGGCTCTGGTGTTTCTGGATATAGTGGTCGTTCTGGTTTTAGTGGATATTCTGGCGTTATAACTTATCCTATTGCAGGAATTGTCACAACAGACGGCTCTTCGTTTACATCACTACCAGATCCACTGCAAGTTGGCCATGGTGGCACTGGCATAAATACCATTTCTGCAAACTTTATACCGTTTGGTGGTTCGTCTACGGCGCTAAGCACAAGCTCGTTATTTAACTGGAGCACAACCAACGTTCGTCTAGGTGTCGGCATTGCCACCCCAGTAGCAACATTGCACGTCCGTGGTGGCAACTCCAATAACGCAATTATTGACAACGACGGCTCACAGTACACCACAATGAGCTGGTACAACAACGGCACGGTAAGAGCGCAGGGCTACTACGACGCATCCAACATTATATTCGTGTTTGGTACCGACGTAGCCGCTCCGTTGATTTTCAAAGCAAATGGCACCGAGGGAATGCGCTTGACTAGTGGCGGCGGTGTTTCAATTGGAACAGCATCTAGCGCAGGCGCTGGTAATTTGTTGGTTAATGGTTCTGTTAGCGCAACTACAGTCATTGCAACAAATTACAACACAACCAACTTTTCTATTACTGAATCTGGTGGTAAGCTAATATTTAAATATGGAGCTACTAACATTGCATCATTAGATTCTTCTGGCAACTTTATTACACTTGGCAGTGAAACTGCTGGTGGAACACCTTAATTTTTAGGAGTTAATTTATGACAATTACAGTCGGCGGTTCAAATATCACTTTTCCAGATTCAACAACACAATCTACTGCAGGTGGACCGTATGTTGGTGGTCGTGGGCAAGGATTTGGTTCTGGTGGAACATTTACCATCCCCACTGGTATTACAGCGCTTAAAATTACAGTTTGTGGTGCTGGCGGCGGCGGTGGTGGTGGCGGCAGCGGTAATTCGTATTTCGGTGGCGGTGGTGGCGGTGGTTGTGGGGCTATTTCTTATCTTACAGGTTTGACTCCTGGTAATACATTATCTGTAACTATTGGATCTGGAGGTGCGGGTGGCCCTTTTGATACTGGAGGAACTGCGGGAGATGGAGGAACTTCATCTGTTTCTTCCGGAACTCAATCCATTACCACTATTAGCGCAGGTGGTGGCTATGGTGGCTATAACGGACCTGCTGGTGGCTCTGGTGGCAATGGACAAAACGGATTTCCATATAAAGGTTTGGCTGGTGGTGGTGGTTCTAATTATAATTATGGTCCAAACGGCACGTCTGGAGCTAATGCTATTCATCCTGCTTTTGGTGCTGGTGGTGCTGGTGGGTTTTCTCCCGCCGGTGCGGCTGGAACAAATGGTGTCGTTTTAATTGAATGGTAATGGAGAAAAAATATGGTACAAGAATTTATAAATCAAAATTATTTAATTATTGAAAGTAACATTGTTACAAACGTTGTAGTTTGGAATGGCGATACAAGTATATGGACACCACCAGCAAATTCTATTGCTTTAGTGCAGTCAACAACTCCAGCGATGATTTGGCAAGCTGTAATTGTTGATGGTGTAATTACTGACTACATTTTAGTAGAGTCCCTAGGATCTGGCAGTATTGGATTTACTTGGAATGGCACAGCAGTTATAACCAATCAACCTAAACCAGCAATACCTACAACATAATGGACTTTCAATCACTCATTAACTTTATCCTGCCAACCGCTTGCGCTATTCTAGGCTGGTTTTGTAGGGAGCTCTGGACAGCCGTTCAAGACCTCAAAGACGACCTCGCCAAGCTGCGGGAAGAACTACCAACTAAATACGTCTCTAAGGACGACTTCAACGACCGCTGGAACGAGGTGCTTAAAGCCCTTCACCGTATTGAGGACAAACTGGACAACAAGGCAGACAGATGAAACGCATGAGCAGATCCAAGACACTTTGGTTCTCCTTGGCGTTAGTGGTGTTCGGTGCCTTAATGGACAACCTACAGTACCTGCAGTCCACTATTGATCCTAAGTACTACGGCGGCCTAATGATTTTTGTTGGCGTTATCGTGGCAACGCTGCGATTTGTCACAACCGAAGGCCTAGATAAATAATGTTTCCGTTAACCTTGGTACAATATGTCAAACTGGGATTATGTGTGGCTGTGCTGGCTTTTTCTTGGTATCTTGGCTTTAGTTTTGCCAATAATAGATTTTTGGAATATAAGGCAGACCAGGCTACCAAAACAGCGCAAATTGAAAAAGACTACCAAGCCAAGGCCGCCCAAATAGAAAGTTACAAAAATGCTCAAATCCGTGATATTAACTCTAAGCTCGTTGATGCTGTTAACGAGCTGCGTAAGCGTCCCGGTCGTACCGAAAGCGCCAGCTCTGGATCGTGTGGAACTGGGTCAACCCTTTTCGCCGAGGATGCAATCTTTCTTAGACGGGAAGCTGCCCGAGCAGACGAAGTAAGAGCCGGCCTAGAGGCTTGCTACAAACAATACGACACATTAAGTAAATGACCCCAAATTGTGTAACATATTACACAAAAAGGAGCCCGAATGAAAAAGTTAATTGCTGTAGTGCTGTGGTGCCTTGGTATCTTTGCGGCAATCCACCTAACAAACCGATATACCCATATTGAAGAGAACATTATGGCAATCGCAGAATCCACGCTATCTTTCATTACTAAGGAAGAAGGGTTTAAAAATAAAGCATATAAAGACTCCAAAGGCTTACTCACAATCGGGGTCGGCCATCTTATCAAAACTTCTGAACCGCATTTACTTACTGCAACCCTATCAGATCAAGAAGTTAAAGATCTACTTAAAAGCGATTTAAAGTGGTGTAGCGAAGCCGTAGAGACTTCGGTGAAGGTACCCCTAGCCCAGAACCAATTTGACGCCTTATACAGCCTCTGTTTCAATATTGGAGAGACTGCCTTTAGGAAGTCTACTGTGGTTCGTAAATTAAACGAAAATGACTACAAAGGTGCGGCAGATGCCATTCTCATGTGGAACAAACCCGAAGTACTGGTTAAACGCCGCCAAAGGGAAAGAGCGTTGTTTTTAGGGGCATAAATTGCTCCTTTTTTGCATAAGTAGATATAGATAATTGAAAGGGTATACCATGGACGATTTTAAGTGTCTTCCTAAAATGAAAGCTGGCGGTTCTGTTGATATGGATGATATCAAACAGGACAAAAAGATCATTAAAAAAGCTTTTGCTATGCACGACAAACAGTCACATGAAGGCAAAAAAACTAATCTTTCAAAACTTTGTGGCGGTGGTCGTGCCATGAGAAAAGGCGGAAAGGCCTGCTAATGCCATACGAATCTAAAGCTCAAAAGGGCGCTATGTACGCAGCCGCCGCTGGTAAATCAACTCTTGGCATTCCTAAAAAGGTTGGCAAAGAGTTTGTAAAAGCGGGTCCATCATCAAACAAATTACCTAATAAAGTGCCCAAACGCACCGCTGGTAGAGGACGTTAACAATGGCTTATTCAGGCACCACTGGCGACACAAAAATCAATGTTGACCAACTTATTTCTTATGCATATCGTGATGCTGGTAGAATAGCAGAAGAAATCACGCCTGAATATATCAATGCGGGTAAACAAGCTCTTTTTTACAATCTTCAAAATTTATCTAATTTAGGCGTAAACCTTTGGCTGTTGGAAAACAAATTGGTTGGTGCTGTAACAGCACAACAATATCTTAACCTTCCAGCTACTACAATTGATGTGCGTGAAGCCAATTGGGTCTATATCATCAACTCAGAAGCTGACGAATATCTGCCAGTTGCTAATCCAGACTCCCCTGCAGTATTTGCTCAGAACTTAGACATTGTTTCTACTTCTACTGCACTTGAGAACTGGTTTGGTTTATACTATCAAGGCGGTCAAAGCGTATACTACATCGGCTTTAATGGCTACGCTACTGGCGGTGGTACGCAGACCTACAACTTTGCATACGAAACCAGTACCGATGGAATTACTTGGACTACAGTACTGCAGCTTCCAGAGACCACCTTATCAGACAGAGAATGGGCTTATTTTCCTCTATCTATTACTCCAGTCAACACATTCTACCGTCTTAGAGAGACAGTAGCAACAACCTTTTCAGTACGTCAAATCGTTTTTTCAACCAGCCAGCAAGTTATTCCTTTGGCTCGCTTAAACAAAGACGATTACTGGAATCTCCCAAACAAACAATTCCCAAGCCAACGCTCACTGCAGTATTGGTACGATCGTCAGATCGAGCCTAAGATGTATCTATGGCCCGTGCCAAACAACGACTTTCAAATGTTTCAATTGTTGATTGAAAAGCAAATGCAAGATGTTGGCTCATTAACAAATGAGCTGTACATTCCTAATCGCTGGATTGCTTCTGTTCAAGCCTCGTTATCGCATAAATTGTCTATGCAATTACCGAACACCGATCTTGCGCGTGTTGCGTATTTAGAACAACAAGCGGATAAATTATTTTTGCAAGCTAGTGATGAAGAACGTGATAAGTCGCCTATTTACTTTCAGCCTAACATAAGTTATTACACAAGATGACCAGCGCATATCAGATGACGTATGATAACCTCATACAAGATGTAATTAACTACATGGAGCGCAACGACGCTCAATTTGTTGCTCAGATTCCTAACCTAATTGGATTGGCTGAGTCTGCTATTGCTGCCGAGTTAAAGACTTTGTTGCAGTTGACAGTTGTTGAAACAACACTACTTGAAAACCAAGTAGTTCTTGCTAAGCCAGCCCGCTGGAGAAAAACAGTCTCACTAAAGACTAATGGTAAGCCAATGCTAATGCGTTCACAAGACTACATAGCACAATACCAGTCTGAGTCAACCCCAAATGTACCCTTGTATTATGGAGAGTATGATTACAATAATTGGGCTTTTGCTCCAGAACCAGACGCAGACTATCCTGTAGAAATTATTTACTACAGTGAAATTCAACCATTAGATACATCCAATCAACAAAATCTGTTTACTAGAGAAGCTCCTCAAGCAATGCTATTTGGCACATTGTTACAAGCTCAAGGATACTTAAAAGCATTAGATAAGTTGCCTATTTGGAAGGGCTACTATACAGACGCATTGGCCGCCTTGAAAAAAGAAGACAATACACGCCGAGTGGACAGAAATACTTCGGTACAGGAACCTTAATATATGACTTTTACTTCCCCATTTACCGGCAATGTTATCCAGCCAACGGACGTATCGTATTACGCTCTGTCGTTTAGTGAAGATACTCAGCTTTATTGGCCTGCAGTAGTTAATCCTACACAAGTACCTTCTGCCCGTATTATGGACTGCGTTGCCTCTACTAGCGGCCTAACCATTAGTTTACCAGATGCCACTCAGGGTTCTGTAGGTGAAGACATTCTTATTCGTAACCTGGGTGCAAACAGTTTTGTTTTAGAAGACGCGGCTGGTGGTCAGACAATTACAATCACAGTCGGCATGGCTCGTTATGTATACCTTACTGATAATAGCTCTGTGGGTGGTGTTTGGGATAGCATTGAGTTCGGTGCGGGCACATCGTACGCTGACGCAGCAACTCTTCAAGGCGCCGGTTTAGCTACCATAGCTGGTCAATTAGCGACCACACAAAACATTGTAAATGTAACCACAAGCCCAACAATTAACGACGCAAGTCGTGCCTCTACTTTTTCTTGGAACAGTGGCGCTGGCACATTTACATTACCAACAATTGCGTCTCTTTCAACTGGTTGGTACATTGGATTTAGAAACAATGGAACTGGTGCGTTGGCTATCAATGCACCTTCACCAAACACAATCAACGGCGTTAGTAGCGTTACAGCAAACCCTGGCGATTCTGGGTTTATTGTTTTTGATGTTAACACTGGTAATTTTATAACCGTTGGCTTGGCCGCTCCAGCAAACATAACATTTACTTCAGCAACCTATGACGTTGACTCTATTGTTGGATCTACGTTTAGCTTAGTAACGTTTGCGCCAATTATTCAAACTTACATTGCACAGACTGGTAGTCGCTCAACAACACTAACTGTTACGTTGCCCGCTACTACACAACTTTACATATTTTTAAATGACACAGGTCACGCAGACTATAATATTGAGTTTGAAATTCAAGGTAGCGCACAGCCACCATTGGTTGTTACTACCGGCAACATTGCCACTGTTTTAAGTGACAGCCAGAATTTGTACTTGTTAACTTCAACGGCTAGTAACCTCTTCTACGCCGTTGACGGCATTGCTGCAGCACCGTCCTATTCATTTATATCAGACGCAACCACGGGCATGTACTTAGTAGGCGCTAATATTCTTGGCTTTTCTGCCAATGGTGTTCAAATGGCATACATGGACAACACCAACACATTGTTGCCAAAAATGAAAGTTAATGCAACACTAACAGCAGACTTAATTAGTGGTGGAACGTTCTAAATGGCGGCTGATAATCAGCAACAGGACATGTCGCAGTACACAAGGATTTACAGCCTAGTAGTACAGCCTGGAATTAAACGCGACGGTACCGTGTTCCAAGCTGATCAGTACACCGACGGCGTATGGTGCCGTTTTCAACGTGGCGACCCTAAGAAAATAGGTGGCTTTGCCACATTGTTCACTAGTTTTAATGGCATCTACCGCGGCATGATTAACATTCCGTACAATGGTGTTAACTATGTTTTTGCTGGAACTGCTGATACTTTAGATGTATTTACCACTGGAACAACTTATGGCTCTGGTAGTGGCCCGTACATTGCCAACATGTTACCCGGAATTGTTCAGGCTACGGTAACTGCAAATACTACTACACAAATTACTATTGCTGGTGACGGCACTGCAGTATTTGCTGCTGGCGAAGAAATTATTTTTACCAATTCTAGTGTTGCAACAGCCTATACTGTTAGTTCAGCAACGTACACTGGTGGGGTCACAAATAGCACGACTATTATATTTAGTCCAGCGGCTCCTGCAGGAACCATTACGCAGACCTGGTTAAAAGGCACTTTATTTACAGCGGATGATAGAAATAACTGGCAATTTGATGCGCAGTTTAGCCCATCGGGTGGAACATTAAATTTAATTGCTCACCCTGGCTTAAACTTACAAAACATTGACAGCGGTGTTGAGTCTCAAATATTAGTGGGTAATGTATCTCCAGATCCGAATAATCAATTTAATTTTACTGGACTATCTGACAGTGCTGGTCAAAACCCAACATACCAAACTATTTCTGTAGATGGTGGTGTTTGTGTACTATACCCATTTATCTTTGTGTATGGATCGCATGGATATATTGCCAACAATAATGTAAGCAATGTTTACAACGAGCAAACCTTATACGACTGGAACGGTCCACTAGCTAACCAAGTAAACGTATCTTCATCAAAGATTGTTAAAGGTATGCCAATGCGTGGTGGTACTAACGCACCGTCTGGCTTGTTTTGGTCTACTGACAGCTTAATTCGTGTGTCGTTTAACTCACAAGCTACACAAGTATATTGGTCTTATGACATTGTTTCTAGCCAAATCTCTATCATGTCGTCCAACGCTGTCGTTGAAATGGATGGCATATTCTTCTGGATGGGTGTTGATAGATTTTACTTGTACGGTGGTACTGTGCAAGTATTGCCAAACGACAAGAACGTAAACTGGTTATTTGATAACATTAACTATACACAACGTCAAAAAGTTTGGGCTACCAAGGTTCCAAGGTACAACGAGATTTGGTTTTTCTATCCTAGAGGCACGGCAACTGAGTGTACCGATGCTATTATTTACAATGTAAAAGATAAGTTGTGGTATGACGCAGGTTCTGCTATTGGTGCTCGTCGTTCTTGTGGCTACACTACTGAGTTATTTCCAACGCCTATTTGGGCTGGTTGGGAGTACGATACAACAGTTAGTAACCCAGACACAATTATTACAACACCAGTAGGTGCACCAGCACCGACATCAAGTCAATTTTACTTAGAAGGAAACATTTCTGGAACACTACCTCCAGGTAGTCACGTTGTGTTTTCTACTGACTTAAACGACCCAAGAAAAGTTTATGATGTAACTGCCAGTGTTTTTGACTTTACATACAACTCCACGTTAGTCACATTGGCAACAGCAATTACTGTCTCCGTACCCGCTGGCACGTTAGTGTTCCCTATTTCTGGTGGCTACACAATTTGGCAACATGAGCATGGACTAAACCAAGTAACTCCGCAAAACGAACTAGCTGTGTACTCCAGCATTACTACTAACGATATTAGTTGGTTAACTGGTACACCAAGCCAAGAGAGCTTTATGGGAATCAATCGTCGTATGCACTTACGCCGCGTTGAGCCTAACTTTTTACAATCTGGCACCATGGCGATGACTATTTTAGGACGTAAGTTTGCATCTGGTCAGTACGAAGAAAACTCTGGCCCGTACTACTTTACCCAAGAAACTGGTAAGATTGACCTACGAGTAGAGCACCGCTTAGTTCGTTTACAATTTGTTTCTAACGACATTGATGGTAACTACGAGATGGGGCGTAACCTAATTACTGCTGAGTTTGGTGATGAGCGTCCGTAAAACTGAAGCATTTTTTCCGTTTTCTCCAGATTACATGAGCTGGGAAGATTGGAATGGTAATTTTATCATTTACTATGGACAAGAGCCAATTGGCACAAGTATAGAGGACGACTGGAAAACCATCGCCTCACAGATAGCACAGCTACAAACCTTTTCGGCGTACCCAGTATCTGACCCAGCAAATTATGAAAACTGGCAGGATTGGGCTAGAGACTTAGCATTATCAATCAACGGCCCAAGTCGTTGATTTAGGGCACAAAACTCCAAAACTGCGTATTAGTATAAATAGACTATGACACCATCTGAGATTATTACCGAAGACCAGAAACGTTTTGGCCATAGCCAAGAAGACACTGCTCGTCTATTGGAAACGATGGTGGCAATGAAAAATAAACATCAGGCAATAGTTATACAATTTAATGACTCTGTTTTGTTTTTAATAAACTTGGGAAAAGGCTGTGGAGAAATTAATTTTTTCACTTGCGATACCCCACAAAAAGTAAAAAGCGCCATGCAACACTTTATTAAAGAAACCAAAAAAGGTGGATTTAAACGCGTGTATGGTGAAGACGGCGGTCCTATTTTACAAAAAACATTACAGCTATTAACTAGCCTTGGTTTAAAAATACAAAATTCAAACATTGAGCGTTATAAATGGATGGCTGACTTATGAGCGGCGTAAATCCATTTAGTGCAATAACTGATACGGTATCAAAAGCCCTAGGAACAGACGGCAGTGGTGGTGGAGTATTGGGCGCTTTAGCTAAAATTGATCCTGGTCCTGCTATTGGTAAAGCCGGTGCTCAGTTAGACAAAGCGGTTGGCGACAACATCCCTGGTGGTTGGGCAACTTTAGGTGTTGCCGCATTAGCTATAGCAGCACCATATATGGCTGCTTTTTTGGCAGAAGCCGCACCAGCTTTAGAAGCAGCTGACTATGCTGCAGGATATTCTGCCAGTGGTTCTGCCGCTGGATCTGCAGGTGCTACTGTGGGATCCGCTGGTGGTTCTGGTGCCGCTGCCCTTACTGGTGTTGGTGCTGGTGCCATGGGGCCAACATATGCTGAATTAGGCTATACAGGTTTGGGGCCCGGTGCCATGGGACCAACATATGGTGAATTAGGCTACACAGGAATAAATTCACTTACACCATCCGTAGCATCACAACTTTTAAGTAGTGCAGGTAGTGGTTCATTATATGGTGGCGGTATGGGCACTGTTAATAGCTTAATAAGAGGAACAGATCCTTTAAAAGGCGCATTAACTGGTGCATTAATGGGTGGTCTTACTGGTGCATCATTAAGTGGTATTGGTCAAACTTTAGCGCAATATGGTATTAATAGTCCAGCGTTAAGCAGTGCAATATTATCTGCTAGTAAAAGTTTAGCTTCTGGTGCAAATCCTTCGACAATGTTAGCCAACACTGCATTAAATACAGGACTTTCGTATTTAGGTAATCAGGCATCAACTGGTTTAACACAAGCTGGTATTGATCCTAACATATCTAAAATATTAGCAAGCACGGGAGTCGGTGCAGCAAAAGCGGGAGCTACTGGCGGTGATGTATTAACTGGTGCTGAAAACGCAGCAATTGGTTCTACTTTAGGAATGGGTTTAGGCGCTGGTATAAACGCAGGAAAAGGTTTATTAACAGCTCCATCGGCTAGTGCGGAACCCGCTACTATCCACGACTACAGTACCCCAACCCCCAATGGCACTGTTTCATTGGCTGGTATTGAAGGTCCGATGACTATGGATATAGCATCGCAGTATTTAAAAAACCAATCGGATAAAATTTCTGACGATTTAGCTAAATATTATCCAACATTGGCTGAACAACAAGCTAGTTTAGCCGATGCAGCAAATAAAGCAAATGGTATTTATTCTCAAAATCAAACAGATAAAATGGCGTTATCTGATGCTATTAGTAAAACTGGATATAATGATCTTCGTGACAATACAACACAATTAGCAACTACCGCAAAAACTTTGTACGATCAAGTTGTTCCAATACAAAAACAATATGATAGTGCTGTTGCAAAATATGATGCTTCTGGTAGAACTGATAAAACATCGTACGATTTAGCAAACAGTCTTGCACCACAACTAAATAGTTTAATACCACAATTTAATACTGCATATGCTGCTTATGATACAGCAAATCAAAATTTAGCTAATGTATATAAAACCAGTATTGAACCTTTATATACAGCGTTTACAACAAGTTCGGATGGTTTAAAAACAGCGTTAACTGATTACTCTAACACCAACGCAGATTTAGCTAAAACTTCTAATGTGATTGCTAATGATCTTCATGGTTTAGATCAAATTTCACAGGGTCAATTAGCAAGTAATTGGTCTCCTGGTGTAGCCACAATGCAAGCCCCAACCAATAGCGCTACAGCGGATTCATATTACAATCAATTAGCTGATGCGTTTGCTAACCCAGATCAACCACCAACTACAGGGAGTCAAACTGCTGCAAATGTAACAGTTGAAGGAGCTCCACCCACAATGACTGATGTTGGTGGTGGTTCGCCTATTCCATATGTGCCCATTCAAACGCCAGTGGCAGAAGATCCATCACAAACTGTGGTTGATACTACTAAAAACTCCGATGGTACTGTTACGGAAACAATGGGTGATGGTAGTATAGTTGTTTCAGATCCAAATACCGGAGAGATTTTAAATTCGACTTCACAACCTACGGATGCTGGTGTTTCACCAATTGATATTCTTAGCAATTTACCAACGGATAATGCCCCTACTCCAGTAGAAACTGGTGCTCTGCCTGTAACACCAACACCTACTCCAGTAGAAACTGGTGCTCTGCCTGTAACACCAACACCTACTCCAGTAGAAACTGGTGCTCTGCCTGTAACACCAACACCTACTCCAGTAGAAACTGTTAATGCTCCAGTAACACCTACTCCAGTAGAAACTGTTAATGCTCCAGTAACACCTACTCCAGTAGAAACTGTTAATGCTCCAGTAACACCTACTCCAGTAGAAACTGTTAATGCTCCAGTAAATAATCTACCTACAGAAACGCCAACAGCCCTTACTCCTACGGATATTATTAGTAACCTACCTACTGAAACTGGTACTAGTGGTACAACAACTGGTAGTGGCACAGTAGCTGGTGGCACAACTGATGGTGGCGGTACAGTAGCTGGTACAACAACTGGTAGTGGCACAGTAGCTGGTGGCACAACTGATGGTAGTGGCACAGTAGCTGGTGGCACAACTGATGGTGGCGGCACAGTAGCTGGTGGTGGCGGTACAGTAGCTGATGGTGGCGGTACAGTAGCTGGTGGTACCACTGATGGTGGCGGTACAGTAGCTGGTGGTACAACCAGTGGTGGCACAACATCAACAACTGGTAGTAGTGGTGCAACAGCGGGTTTAACTGCCGCTGGGTTAGCTGCTGCTTTAGCTGGTTTAAAATTAGGAACAGGCACATCAGCAGGATTATCTTCTTTAGCAACCACAGCACCAACGGCACCAAAAGGTACTTTTGTAAAAGGATCGCAAATTGCTTCTCCTTTAGGTAGCTTTAATGTACCAACAGTTAGTTATGCTACTCCAGCTCCTAATCCAAACTCTTTGGAAGAAATTGAAAACGCAGCCGATGGTGGTATAATGCATCTTGCTACTGGCGGTAAAGCTGACGATGATTTATCTTTAAAACCCGTATTAATGCGTGGTAAACAAACTCAACACGCCAATCTATTTGGTTTGGGTGGTATACCATTATATCCAATACCTAGTAAAGCTGATGGAGGATCTATTCCTCAAGGTTTTAATCCTCAGTTTTACAGCGAGGGTGGTCTTGGATCTATGCAAAACAAGTATGTGCAAGGCCCCGGTACTGGAACAAGCGATAGTATTCCAGCGATGTTATCAAATGGTGAATTTGTAATTCCAGCCAATGTAGTTTCAGCATTGGGAAATGGTAGTAATGATCAAGGCGCTAAAGTATTAGATTCATTTTTAAAAGCAATCAAATCACAAAAACAAAAACATGACACCAAGCATCGGTCTTTAGATAGCAAAGGTGCATTGGGTTATTTATTAGAAGCAAAACGTAAGGTGAAAAAATAATGGCTGGGACAACAAACTCCTCCGGATTAAACAATATACTGTCAAGTACTAATCAGGTACAAACGACACTACCATCTTGGTACGATACAGCGCAACAAAATGTTGTTAACCAAGCTGGTAGTGCGTTAGGACAAGCACCCACATTTGGGAATACAACAGCTCAAGGCGCTGTTAATACCCTTCAAGGTCAAGCTAATCCTTTTACCCAAGCACAAGGTAGTTTAAATACCATTGCTCAAGGTGCAGCCAATCCTTGGATTACTGATCCAGTAACTGGTCAAGTTAGTCCTAATACTCAAACAGCTTTGGGTGGTTTATTTCAAGCACAAAACCAGCAATTAAATCAACTTATGCCAACAGCTATTGCGCCAACACAAGCTTCTGGAATTGGTTCTGGTGGTTTTGGTGGTTTGCGTGCCCAAACAGCGGTTGACACTGCTAAGACAAATGCACTGTCTACATTACAAGCCCAACAAATGCAAGCCGCATTACAAAACCAACAAACTGGTGCTACCGCTGGTGGTGCATTAGGCAATGTAGGCGCACAAGGTATTACCGCTGGCTTGACAACAGGCGCAGCACAAATGAATGCTCCATTCCAAGGTGCTACTAACTATTCTAACTTGATTAATTCAGTCAATGTTCCCGCAACTGTATCGCAACAAAATCAACAATCCCCATTACAAATGGTTAGCACACTGGCTGGTTTGCCATCAGTGGGTACTAATTTATTAAATAGTATATTTGGTAAAGGAGCTGGGACACCAGGAACTTCTGGTTATATACCACCTGGTTTATTACCATCTTGGAATAGCATTTTTGGTGGTTCAGATGCGGCATCTCAAGCAGCTGCAAATCAAACAGCAGCTAATGTAAATATGGGAATATTAGATCCAACGGGTGGTAATACTACATACAATCCATTGCCAGGTACTGATACTAGTTTAAGTCAAGGAGAGGTAGGTTAATATGGCAGATACACAACCACTAGACGCATTACAACCAAGACCAAAATCAACAGCAGAATACAATGCTGAGACTATTGCTGCGTCTCCTAATTCGTCTGAAATTTTACAAAACTTACAGCGTCGTGCTGCTGAATTAAGTAGCCCTTGGAAAGCACTTCAAGGCAATCTAGATGAAATGGTTGCTCGTACAGCGTATCATCCAGAAGCTGGTGTTACTATGCTTGGTGAAAAGCGGGCTAAAGAAGCTCAAGAATTACAAAACATTGGCATGCTCACAGCGCAAGCTGACTTAATGAGACAACAACTTGGCTCTATTAAATCTGGTTTTGGTCAGACAGGAGCAATGCCACAAGCTGGCACACAACCTCAAGGCGGTGATGTAAAAGCCGCAAGAGGACAAGACAGTGGCTACACATTTAATGGTGTGCCTTTGTCTATTTATGATTACCAAAATTTAAAAAACTACGCCGATACAAACGATGTTGCAGGATTTAAATCCGCATTTAAATCTCTTTCAGATATTTATGCTCGAGCTGGAGCAGAATACAAAGGTATGGATGTTGTTGATGCTACTGTTAGCGGATATGACACTACTGGTCAGTATCGTAACTTTTCAGCCAAAATTACTAAAGCGGATCTTCAAAATTGGCAAGACAGACAGATTGTTCCTCCGCAATTTAGAGGTGTTTTGCAAGATCCTAAAATCCAACCCGTTCAGAAAAAAGCCATGGGTGGCTCAATTCGCTATATGGCTGATGGTGCTCAACCAGAAAACGCTCCAATGGCTCCAATGCCAACCCCAATGCCGATGAATCAAGCCCCAATTGCGCAAGCCGCCCCACAAGGCAGTATGGCAGAAAACATTATTAGTGCATTAACTGGTAGCGGCAATGCTCAAGCAGCGCCTCCAATTCAAGGCAAAGTAACTGTGTCGCCAGCACCAGCAATAGACTATTCTTTTAACCCAGAGTTTGCTGGTCGTGGGCAACAAAGTGGTTTGCAACAAGAGCAATCAAAAAACTCAGCAGAATTAAAATCAATGGAAGAAGAGCGTATTGCTGCTGGTAAGTTTATTGCAGATATAACAAATCAATCTTTCGGTCCGACTACTAACCAACAAGCTCAAGAAATTATTGATATGGCTACCGATCATCCAGAATACTTTGGTTATGGCTACAAGAAAGATCCTGTTGGTTTCTTAATGAAACTCACTGGTCGCACTGAAGATACTCAAGGTGAAACTGGTCAACGAGAAAGTGGTATTTTAACTGGCATGAAAGAGTTTTTCTCTGGTGAAGATGCTATGACAAAACGCTCTCGTTTAGACAACTTGGCTAAACAGCTTGGTATTGCGTATGAGAAAGAACAATTTGGTGGTACAGGCTCCAAAATGGGTGCTCAGTTAACAACCATTTCTCAAGCTGCTAAAGGTTTAAGTTCTAAGTACCCTCCAGAGCAAAATATTGCCCAAGCATTGACTGTGCAAATTGTTCACGATAGAAATAAAGAATTAGCAAAAGAGTGGGACAAATACAAAACAACTATAAAAAATCCTGACCCATATGCCTTTATGAATACTCCTAAAGTACAAGGCATTATTACTAAATACGATTTAGAGCTGTCTAATAAAATTGGCAAAGTAATGAATAAGCCAAAAGATGGTACTAAAGATACCGATAAAAATGGCAACCCAATTATCTATCAAAATGGTCAACCTATGAGAGTGAAACAATGAGCGATCAAAAAGTAGAATACGAACCAGTACCAGAAAGTGATCTTCACGAGTACCAGCGTTTTCATGTCAATAAAGCCAAAACTGAACAAGTAGATCCTGTTACTGGCGGTATTGCTGCTGAAGCCTTGGGTATTCCCGCAATTGCTGGTGCCAAAACAATTGAGGGCGTTATGAAGTCAAACGCACTTAAAGTCGCAAAAAATCTTTTTGAAAAAGTGGGGGCTCCAGCAGCGGCGGCAATAGAAGCTCCTCCTAAACCACCTATACCCACGACTGTGGGTGAGTTTCACGCACCTCAAATGGTTACTGAACATGGGTTTGGCCCAGGAGCTGTTAAGAATGCTTTGCATAATGTTGACCAAGCCACTGCCAATCCAGTTTATGCCAATGTTGCTGCAAACCCAGAGCGTGGATTTGAATTAAAAGGTAACAGTAGGATACTAACCCCAGAGGGCACCTATGGTGCTCCTACAGCTCCTCCACCTCAAGGTGGTGCTATGCCTCCTATGGGTGGCGCAATGCCCGCTGGAGCACCACCAGCACCTCCACCATTGACTGCAACCCAAAGAGCTATGCAAGTAGTTAAAGGTGCAGCAAATTCCCCTATTGCAAGAGGCGCTGGCGCTGTAGGTGGTTTGTGGGAAGGTGGCGAAAACTTAGTGCGTCTATGGAATCACTTTAAAGAAGGCAATCCCGCTCGTGAGTTACTAGACGTTGCTGGCGTTGTCAGTAATGTTGCTACGATTGCACCAACTCCAGCCAGCCCATGGTCAAACATTGCTGGTGCTGTGGGTTCTGGTTTAACAGGCTATGCTCAACGCCATTTAGAAGAGCAAGATAAGTTGCAAAAGAAAGCAACCGGCGGTTTAGTTTACTTGAGATAATCCATGGTTGATGATTTAGCAAAGTTACGCGCCGAATTAAACATCGGTGCTATTGACACACCCAATTTCATAAAAGCCATCCAAGCGGCATATCAAAATATGCCGGGAGCTGGCGTGGCTCAAGCTGGCTTAGCTGCGGGCTCTGATTTATTAGGTGGTTTAGCTGGCAACCTTTATGGTGTTGGTAAACAAGCCCTTAGTGGTCAATTAGGTAACCGCCAAGCTGGTAATCAAGCCTATGCTGACGCTCAACAAGTCGCTCAAGCACTGCATTACAATCCTCCCACACAAGCTGGTCAAGATATCTACAATGCCTACAACAAAGTAGGCGAGGCTACTGGCCCACTACCAGAGTTGTGGAATACTCGCATGCGTTTTTCACCAGACGATCTTCGTGTTGCTGGTAAAACAGCCATCGAAGACATCCGCAACTTCCCATCAGATTACACAAATGCCCAAGCTGGCATTACTCGTGACTACTCCACTTTGGGATCTCGCGCCGCTGGTGCTACCGAAACATTCGGTCAAGCAATTAAACCTTTAGCCGAAACCATCAATAACCAAGTCATGGAAACTGGTGGTATTAGAATGCCTATGGGTATGCCAGATATTCCTATTGCCAACTATGCTGTCAAACCAAAGGGTGGCAACTGGCCTACTAACTTGGGCGCAACTAATAGATTATCGGAACAAGGTGAGTTTGGTATGCACCTTGCAGATACTCAAATTAGTGATCCTGCTGCAAAATGGTTTGCGTATTTACCACGTCAAGTGCGTTGGGATTGGGAACGCTATGTTGATAAATTGATGTCAGAACATGGTAATTTAACACCGCCACAAAAGCAAGCATATGCAGAAGAATTTACTAAAGAACAAAATGCTAAACGAGAAGCACAAGGTCAACCTTTAATTACACCACCAAGTGAGTTTGAACGAGTAGCACCTCAATATAACTCTTGGGTAATGGGTCCGTATCAAAAGTACATTACCAATCAAATGGGTACTGGATTATCTTCAGATCCGTTGGTGCAAGCATTTAACGAAACCAATATACCTGTTAACGATCTTACAAAACTTATTAATGCTCCAGATTACCAGCCAGAAAGCGATATTGCACGAGCAGAATCTCGCCGCAAAGATTATATTAAAAGTTTAACTAATTATGGCCATAATAGTTTTGATTTAACTGCTCCAGAAAATGTAAATATTGGAAAACAAACTGCTACAAGCCCCGCTGGAATAGCTATTGAAAATGCTTTAGATGCTTCTTTATACCCGAAAGGCATATATGCTTTTTCTCCTAAAGAAGGATACCCTTATGCAAATAAAGTATCACACGATACGGTAATTAATGATTTTATAAATAGTTCTGTTAACGAAACAACAGGATTACCAAGCATTCAAAAAAGAGTATTAAACGATTTAATTGCTGGTAATTTAGATGTTAGCAAGCTTTCTAATTTAACTCCAGCGGTTGTGGCTCGTCAGTTAATTAAAGATGAAATGGCAAGACAAAAAGCATTGCAGTCAAATAAAGATTTGGCTGAATCTTATCGTGTTGCCCGTAACAAAGAATTACCAACAGACTTAACATATTCAGATGGTTCTAAAATGGTGGTCTTTACTAAAGCAGATTACGATAAAGACCCATTGATGCTAACTCGGGATTTATCACAAATTACTAAAGACTTACATCAATGTATTGGTTCTGGTTGCCATGGTACTGAAGAATACCCAAACCATGGTCCCGTGTTAGAACCGCATACTGGCAAACCACCAAAAGGTAGTAATAGTATTTTTAGATATCCTTCTTATTTTGAAGGTTTAGAAAAAGGTAGTAGGGAAATTGCTTCCTTAAAAGATCCTAATGGTGTTTCCCAATTTACTGCTAATATTATGGTTCGTAGTGCTGGTAATCCATTGGGTACTCCAAAAGATCATAGACAATTTGTTAAAAACTGGATACAACAACAAATTCAAATTGGAAACGAAAATGCAATGGAATGGCAACCTATTTTAGATAACTTTGAAAACCGTTCATCTGGTGATTTGTTTGCCATGATAGAAAATACTCCAAATTTGCGAAATGATTTTAACGACTATTTTAAACCGGCTCCAGAAAAATACATAACCGAAATGAAAGGTTACGACAATGGTGAAATTAAACCAGAATACATTTCACATGTTAAAGAATGGTTAAACCAACATGCTGATTTTGATCGTGTGGATATGGATCGATTAAAAGGTGAGATTTTTGATCTTCGTAATGCTCATAGTGCTAATAATTTATTAGAAAGCAAACACCAAGATTGGAGTTCTGTTGCCATTGAAAACCTTTTAATAAATGCTCGTGATAACAACCTATTGCCCCGTTTCTTTGATGATAAAGATTTTGAAGCTCTAGCCAGTAATAAGCAAATTGATTTAACTGAAGACCCAATTCACACCAATAGACCTTCTGTAGAATCAACAGCGGTTCGAGAAGCTTATGAAGCAGTAAGTCAACAAATTGTCGACACTTTTACTGATACTTATGTCAGAGATGCTTTTTCTAATCGCAACAATGCTGCCTTAGATGGAATCATTAGAGAAATTGAAGAACGTCCGCAAGCTTATGGATTGGGTATGTATTCTACAGACGTTCGTAGGCAGGTAATTCAAAAATTGCGTAACGAAGCTGGAAGAGTTAATGAATTAAATCAAATAGCTGATGCAATTCAAAACATGGAGCCAGAGGAACTTAATTATGCTCAAGGAGTTAGACAACGAGCTTATGAAACTGCTAGTCAAGCAATTCGTACTAGGCACCCACAATATATTGATAATGTCATGAATGACCCTTTGACAAGACAAAATCTTGGTCAAGTAATGGAAGCAGATCCAATTAGCTATAACTTAAACAATTATTCCGATGAAACGCAAAGACATGTTATTGAACGAATAATTGCAGAAGGTTTAGCTCCCCAACAATAATCACTTCCGATAACGCTTTCCAACCCAACCTTCCGCAGCTAGTGGAAAATCTGAAGCCCACTTAGGCGGTGTAGTCATTAATTTGACTACACGATCTAAGGCGCTTTCTGCCTGATTCTCGTCCACCAACATGAGGACTTCGTCATGGATCAAGTTGAGAACTTCAAAGCCGTTCTTCTCCAGCAACAAACAAGCCTCTGCCAGCATGTCCCGAGCAGTACCTTGGACAGCCGATTGGAAGATACTGCTACCGATCAAATTGTTGCGTCCCCACTTACGAGTGAAGGTGTTTTGATTGAGCACAGTGACACCCTCTCGAGTTTCACCCCATGGTGTCAATTGATCCTCGACCTTGGGATCCCGCCAACAAATGAATCGCCCACTGGGCAACTTCATCCACAACACATCTTTGGCGTACATGAAACGCAACAACCCAGCATCTTGCATGTCGCTTGGTTGCTTGATCGCAACAATCGCGGCTGATTGACATTGGTACCAAAAGTTTTTGACTTTTTGGTAATCTGTTCGATACGCATTAACTGCCTTTTGACTTTGTTCTTCAGTCAACTTAACTCCCATCCCCTCGGCATACGCCACCAATCCCTTTGAGCCCTGACCAAACATACAGCCAAGCACAGCCGACTTGGCTATTTGTCTTTGCTCCTTAGTGACTTCCTCATAAGGAACATCGTACAAAGAACTAGATGCAAATGCTTTATACTCATCTAATCCTTTCCGGAACAATTCGACTTTGTCGTTTTGTCCTGCGAGCCAAACCCCAACTCGGTTTTCAATTGAGCTAAAATCCACGTCAACGAAGGTTTTTCCTCTCGGAGCTCTAATGCCGCTTCTAACCAATGATGATAGTTGTTGCATCGTGCCCACTCCTTCATTGAAGACACTCGGTATAGCTGATTCAATTTCTTCATCCGATAGTGTGGGACGAGCAATGTTCTGTAAATTGAGCCCACCACGGCTCGCCCAGCGGCCAGTACTAGCGCCATGATATACCAATGTATTCCTAATCCGTCCTTCACGTTGTATCTCCATCATCTTAGCGTACTTAGCCACGCTAGTTTGGCTTCCTTCTTGGCGTAATTCTAACGCCCTACGAACTTTTTTAGATAAGTTAGTGTCCACTAACTTAGCACTAACCATCTCAGCGGTCATGTTTGCCATATCGGCACCTTGGGCATTAAGCCAACCCAACAATTTAGCCCTCTCAGAAGGTTTACAGCCCGTCAGAGCCACCAATTCATTGTCTAAGGCATCTTGCGCCCTTACCACAGCAAGGACAGCGTTATGGAGCTCATTATAGTCCACAGGAACGCCTCTGAGGTTGATTCGTTGGGTCAGGTACCAAACTTCCTGTTCGGTGTCTGTAAGACCCCTTAAAACGCTTCCTATAGCCATTTCTGTACGAACGTCTTGGGCACAATATTCAAATAACTGAGCCATAAGTTCTGGGTCGTTATTAAACTGACCCTTTTTGTTGGGTTTACATAGCTTTTGAATCAACTTTTTGCCCATGGGGTCTTTTTGGTATTTGGCATCCATAAACTGACCAGCATCATCCAAATTCTGGGGTATGTTATTACTGGCAGCAATTGCCATGGTGTCAATGCATTGCTCCAATTTGAGCGGTGGCCAGCCATACTTAGGCACGCAGACACAGTTCCAAATAGCGTACTCGAACATGGCGTTCCATGCTGCAATCTTGCCACCTTTTGATACATGTTGCATCAGTGGCCACAACTCATTTGTGCTGGGGTTTTGTGGTGCTTTGACCTTGATGGTCTCTGGTGTGGTGCCAAATGCAATACACAACACTTGTGTAGATAAGCAATTAGCGTATTTGTCTAGCCCTATCTCGGGCAGATCAGCAAAACTGCGGGTTTCAAAGTCAATTGAATAAATCATCATATGCTCCTATGGCAAACCAACGAATTGGCGGAATAAAAATTGTAACATAAAAAAGGGCTCCCGAAGGAGCCCAAACTCACCACCATGTGAAATAGTTAGGAAAGGCACAAGCTACGCCTGCCAATTCGTTGATACCGTGGATAGAAACCCGAAAAATCACCACGTTCTTGATACTTTCCCTGTCGGGTTAACTTAAATCTCACAAACACCAGCCGAGCAAGCAAGCATCTGAGCGCCCTCTACGTTGTCTGTATTTTCTTTGAGATCTTCCCAGTTGATTTTAGGAATGCTGGCTTTGAGGGTTTCGTACTCTTCTTCGGTGCATTCTTCGTATGGCGCTTGGCGATACGTTCCTCCGTCATAGGGAAGATAGGAAACACCGGAGATTTCGTCAAAGTTTTTCCACGTCCACGCACCGACTTCTGGCCAGTCTTTTTCTTCAACGGAGATGGTGACACTAGGCTTATGCTCACACCAATGTCGCTGATACGTGAGCCAGAGTTCCAAATGTGATAAAGGAGTGACATCTGCTCGGACGATGCCGGCGGGTGCTTTTTGAGGAAAGCTAAACACCACCGTCTGATCTGGTTTATAAACGCAAGCTTCATTGGGTACTCCTTGGTTAATTAAGAATTGGGAGAGAGGGTCTTTCTTATCTCCTCTAACTCTGCGGATGTAGTACTTAGCGTGTCTAGGGTGGATTCCAGAAGCGCTATCAACGAGTTGGCTGACGGTTCCGCTGGGCTTAACGCAAGTAATTGCAGCACTCTTAGGTATTCCAAGCAAGCTTGCAAATTCCTCATTGGCTGTTCTAGCTGTCTCTCTAAGTTCGGTAAGTAAGGCATTTAACTCTTCTCCTTGTGTGGTGAGTAAAGGGTTGTCATAGATCCCCGTGAGTGAGACTCCAAGGAGTCGCTCTTCTTCGGTATTGCGTTGCCACACTTTTCGCAAGTAAGGGAACTTTGTGAAGGTACTTTGGATTGTACCAAGGACGGAGGCCAACCGCACTTTGCGCAGTAAGGTTTCTTTGGTGTCATCATGGCGTACTACACATTCACTAAGATTGCAAAATTGGTATGGTCGCAAAATGATCTCTGAGCACGGATTTGTACCGAACTCAAAATTTGGATCTCGATGCCCGTATTTTTCAACCGTCTTTTTAGCAGCCTCCCGATTAAAAATGCCTCGTTCACCGGAATGTGAATTGTAAAGAGAAACCCACTCCTCCATAAACTTTCCAACGGTAGGCGTTTCATTATAAACTGCGCTATTATTGGCGAGTGCACGGTGAGGCGCAGTGTCCCACCAAGGGCCAGCTTTTGCATGACGAATCCTTTCATCATCTAGGTCGGAAAGTGAAATCATAGCTGAGCGACGCACACCGCCCACTACTACAACTTCTCCAATTTTACACATTAGGTCGTGGCATTCCAATGAATGCAAACGGCGACCTTTAGCATGTTTAAATGTAGCTACAGTAAATTCAAATAAATCTACTAATGGTTGCGGCCCTGAAGCTCTTCCACCAAATGTTTTGAGTCGTGCTCCGGCAGGTCTAACATTGCTGACATCCCACTTTGGGATTTCTCCAGCCCAAAGGTTTGCAAGGAGTAGACGTAATGACTTTGCCCAGCCTTCTTTGGAATCGTGAACTGCGATTGTATGGTCTGATTCAAATAGTTTCTCTGGCACCTCGGGCAGTTGTGCAATGTATTTTTGCTCAACGGAAAATCCAACCCCAGTTCCACAGAGCAAAATAAACATAGCTTCGTCAAAGGACTTGGGATCATCCACTGGGAGATACGAGCAATTATATACGCAAGTATTGTCACGATCGGCACTCTTTCCTGCCGTCATCATGGCACGCATGGACGGCATTAATTCTAGGTTATAAATCGATTTGTAAATCTCTTCTTTTAATTTAATGTTTTCTGTAATAGCTGGTGTTCTAGTAAAAATATATTCTACAAAACGAGTTACTGTTTCGCCCCAATTTTCACGACGACCCTTGTCATCTACAAATCGGGCGTATCTGCTCATTCCAATATATTCTTGGTAGCTGTCCATTTCGTTATATTTTTTATTACTCATTTACCATTCTCCACATTGTCATTGCGTTTTTATTCTTATCACCACCCATTAAAAAGGCGGTGTTCTGTGGGCCATATCCCATTTCTTTTAATGCTTTTACCATTGTTATGACTTCATCCGCAAATTTTGATGGATATTTCCAATTGGGGTTACTGTGATTGTTAAATTTTGGTTTAAACTTTTCAATTTTAGTTAATTCTAAACTTAATGCTGCTTCTTTGCTTAAATAACTTGCCAGTATGCTTACAACATCTTGCATAGTATAACCTAAAGAAAACAACTCATTTAATCGCTCTTGGTGATTTTTTTTTCTATTAGAACCTCGGCATAGCCAAGCTCTTTCATAACTACCCATTCCGATGTATAAAATCTCACCAGTTTCTGGGTCTATGTGTTGATACACGTAATATTGTTCCATGGTTCTTTTTAGTTATAGGTTGGAGGGAAAAATGCCCCACCAGACTTCGGTGGGGCAAGGCACTACAGGAGGAGGACTACGGTAAAACTGTTAAGCGAAATCTACAGCGGCTGATACACCGCCACCGCCAAGACGCTCGCCATCTTCAAGCTTTTGCACATTACCAAGACCGCATGCAATACCTTTTGATCCTTCCACTTCGTATGGGTAGAACTCAATAGCGGCACGACCATAACAACCAGAATAGAACTCTTCTAAGTCAATAATGGCATTCATGTCGGCATCAACGATACCTGGTTTTTTAACAGAGTTTGCATTGATAAAAAAAGAACCAGCGTATGCTGCATCTTCTTTTTCTAAATCACCATCACGCAAGCCACCTTTAAGTAACTTGGGAATAGTGCCTTTAAAGTAACCAGCGGAATTTGCTTTAGCTTCTTCAAAAGCTTTATTGATTTTTGCAATTGTTTCTTTGTCAGATTTTGGGATAATGATAGACACAGAATACTTAGGTGTCTTGCCATCACCCTTGTCCATTGGTGAGAATACATTGGCATATGAGAAACGAACTTTGCCAGTTACAACACGAGGATTTTTAGTAGCCATCTTGCTTCCTTATTTACATTAAATTGATTGAACTTTATCGGTGTCAATCTCTACCGTACTGTCAAGAGTATACCACAATTTCCGATGGTGTACCCTAAAAACATTACTGCGGGTCCAACTGCACCCTTCATGTACTGATCTATTGCTACGCCTAAGTATATCAGAGTTGAAATGATAATTAAAGGTGTACTCATGCAAAATCTTCCACAGTGTTGTCTGGAACCAACTTTGGTGCAGAATCGGGTCTAACAATTAAGTCCCCTAACGCACTTTCAATTTGTCCCTTTTTACCAAGCTTAATAATCTGGGGTACAGACTTGGGTTTGGTTTCGTACAAATCTTCTTTTTGAATATTTAGTTTTTCTAAAAGAATTACTTCAGCTAAAGCAAAATCAGAAAACTTGCGATGACCCTTTGGCACTACTAATTTAAAACCCACTGGGATGATGTCTTCATCAATTGCCCTTTGTGTTGCATAAGCCTCAATGTCGTTTACATAAGACTTTAATTGTGATGCACGAGATAATACCAGTTCAAACTCTTCTTCAGTTAAGAGTGGTGCTGGTCTGAAATCCAGCGATGCTATTTCGTTGGTAAAGTCCGAACGCGCTTTGCACGTGGCTTTGGCGCGGCAGAACTGGCACCAGTCACCTGGGAGGAACTCGCCTGTACCGCCCCACGCTTTCTTGGCTTTGGGTTTGACGAAGTAGTTGGCCCAGTCGACCAGTTTACTGACGCTGGTACCATCGGTACTGATACTGTCAAGTCGGGGCTGATGTATCGTATAACTGACTTCTTTAATTTCTGGGAACTCGTCTTTGAACTTGCTCCACGCACCGAGGGCGTAGAGTCGGAGTTGGGTATTGTCAACAGCGGAAACAGGGATTCCTTTTCCAAACTTGAGGTCGATGACCCGAATGGCGTGCTTAGAAAGAATAACCACATCGGCTGTGCCAAAGCCGTCAGGAACCCAATCAGAGAAGTCCACACGTTGTTCAAATAAAGGCTTATCGCCTTCTCCGATTTGACTTCGGGTGTATACGACATAATTATCGACGTAGTTTTCAAACTCTTCGTTGTAATACGGGCTGGCTTGGATAATTTGGATTTCACGGTCATATTCTTCATGTCCTATTTGATTGAATTGAAGACGCAATTTAATTTCAGCCAATGAATGCGCCAAAGTGCCTTCAGCAGAATGATCAAATGATCCAGTGGCTTTCTTTTGTTCTGGAAGTGTGGCTTCTAATCGGGCAGATGGTGTGCAAGAAAGCCACCGTTTGGAACCCGAAGCCGAAAGTATAGCGTGTGCTGTCATAACTGTTTTCCTTGTTTGTCTGAATTTCTTTAATTGTACATCTACTTATGCAAAATGGGCTAGGTTTTTATACCTAGCCCATTTCATAATGTGAAAAAGTTTTAAAGTTTAAGTAGCGTTTGCTCGTAACTGCTTGATTAGGTCATTTACCTCGCCAGCAAAGTCAATTTTAACTTCTTGTTTAATGTCCGCTTTGATTTCACGCACATCTTTGTAGTCTTGTGGAAACTGGCCACGAAGGGCAATTTCTGCAATGCGACTGTTAAATGCTTTATTGCCCACATTGGCAAGCATCTCCCGCTCCCAATATGCTTGTGAGTGTACTAAAGCCATATCCAAAGCATCTGCAAACTCTGGGTATTTTTTACGCCAATTGGCTGCCACATCTTTAGTAATACCAAGATCAGCCCAAATCATTTTTTGAGATGCGCCTTGAGTACCCAGTTCGATCATACGATCGCACATGTCTTGGGTAAAAGTATATTTTCTAACTGCCACATTTCCACCTTTTTAGTGCTGCTGCTTTGCGTGTTGGTTTGCCATTCTCGTCTTTCATCGGGCCTTTAACGCCAGACATGCGAGCACAGAATGAATCTTTACGAGCGCCACCTTCTGGTTGAGGAGCTTTTAAATGCGATCCAGTAGCCGCATTATATTTAGCACGGCCTTTGGCTGTCAGTCCAGCACCTTGAGATGCTGGTAGTTTTTCGCCACGACCAATTGCAAGGGAAGGAGCTTTCTTTTTAGTTGCCATTTTCTACTGGAGTTGGTTCTGCTGGAGGTGCCTCATTGGCTGGGGCTTGTAGGTTTTCTAATGGTGGGTCTAGTTCGTTCATTTTTTTGCAGTCTTTGCAGACTCCTTAAATTGTTTAGCTGTGGGTGCGCCCTTGGCACCTGGCTTGCGCATCTTTTCGCCAGAGCCTGCCTTGATACGTTCCTGTTTAGCGTGGATATTTGCGTACAATCCAGGTTTAGTTGCCATTGTAAAGTTTTTACCTTTTATTGTAAAGAATTGATACTAGGCAGGAAATCCCAATCTTGGAGTTGGTTACCTACGGGTCTGGTGATATTAAGTGCCGATGCCTCCGGTCACACCTTGCCTAATCTCAAAACTTAAAATACTATGCCAACGCCAGTCATTTTCTTGGCTAGGCTAGTTAGTTCTCTTGTTGTGCTGCCGCTAATAAAGGTATTAATTTCAATAGCCTTGTCAATGATCTCTTCCATGGTTGGAAACTGTGGAGCCAATTCTTCAGCTTCTTTGGTAGTCTTATTAATGACTTCCCAAGCAGCTAAATTAGCTTCGTGTTGCTTGATCATTAAATCTTTAGCGGTATTAAAAATGGAAAAGCGTAGTTCAAATGGATTCATTTTGTTACTTTCTATGTATGTTGTGTATGATGTGTATAAAAATCCCAGTTTTCTATGCAGGTGAGCTGGGAACCTGTGGCTTTATTTACAGCCAAAGTGAGGGCAGGAGCGCTTCACAGCGTGTCCTATATCTACTTATGCAAAAAACTTTAAGAATCCGCCCTTTTTTGATCAGCATGCCATTTACATAAATCTTTATAATATTTCAGTTCTTCTTCATATTTCTGATAGTTACGGTTGGATATCTCAATTTGCTGTTTCAACTCGGGGTCTTTTGGGCGCATAACAAGACCGACCATAAAGCCAATAAAGAATGATATTGCAATTTCAGTCATTTTCGTTTCTTTCGTCAAATTCCATTAACAAATCAACGGCTTTAATTGGTATTACAAAATGTAAAGTTCCGTTTTCTTTTTCCATGCAATACACAGTGGCTATTGTATATTTGTCCTTATATTTTCGTTTATTTAATTCTGCTTGAGCTTTTTCTATGGTATCGTGGCCACCTGTAAATGTTATGCTCATCTTATTCTCCTATTCCATGGGCGCGTTCGATGGCGCGGGCGAACGCAATTAAATCCGGCGCTTCCATTTCTGTATATTCTTCGTATGGTTTAAGTGGCATCAGTTCTTTAATCTGCTCATCGGTTAATGGGTACTCTCCCGCATGTAACCTGTCTTCTGTGGTGAATGTGGTCATTTGTTACGCTCCGCTTGTGCTTTGTTTAAATTAATTGAAGACTCCAAACCGTTTTCTAGTTCTAAAATGTAGGCCTCCTGTGTTGATGCCGCTAGTTCCCACAATGCCCGCTCTTGCTTCATGCCCTGTTGCCTGCCAGCCTCAAAGCCACCGGCGTGTGCCTCTGCCTCCCAAAGACTTGCTTTTTCTCTCATGTACTCAATGCGCTGATTCAACGCCTCAATTTCAGCTTGTTGTTGGCGAAGCGTGGTGGCTACATCTTCCATAGTTACAGTTCCAATATAGGAATTTTGTGTAATGTAATCAGCTAGTTCATTTGCGTTCATTTCTCTTGTGCCTTTTCATCAACCCATTTCCAGCCAAGCAATTCTTCGGTGTTTTTAATTTGCTCGTCTGTTGGTTTGCCAAACATAGCAAATTGTGTATAACTACTACCTCCATAAGATAATCGCCAATATCCAATGGTTTTAGGTTGCTTGTTAAATGTTATTCCGTTCATTTCTCTTGTGCCTTTCTTAGTATTGCTCTAGCAAATTCAAATACACCTTCACAACTTTTTGCATTGGGCATTGTTTCCCACCATGTTCCCATAATGTCGTTGTAACCTAATTCTTTTGCTGGATGGGTGTAGAGTGGAATTTCAACGCATCCTTCAGGAACAAAATCATGTTGCACCGCCATAATGCTACGTATATGTTCTTTTTCTTTGTCGGCAAGCATCCACGCTACTGGTTCATTGTTCATTTATTTAACTCCATAGCTTTGTTAAACTTCTCTTTCCAATACTCTATTTCAGCTTGTTGCTGGCGTAGCATTGTGGCGGCTTTACTTGCACCAACATACTTTGCGTTTTCAAGGTGCTGGATTATTTCAGCTAGTTCATTTGCGTTCATACCTTCTCTACCTCTGTCCATGCCGCAAAGTAGTAGCGCTCACCGTCTGTGCCTTCGCATGGTGCGTACATGCCGTCGACGTGGGTGTACTTGTACGTTACGTTGTCGGCTGGTTGTGGTGCTGCTGGTGGCACCTTGGTCTCTTGGTCGATGATCTTGAAGTTATCACCACGTTCTAATTTATAAAGTTCCATGTTATCTCCTAAATGATCCGATTGGTTTACGTCTGCCGTACGTCTTGCGAAAGTTAAACCTTTTCACTGCTTAATTCCAATTCCATGAGCTTGCTCAATTGCTCGACCAATTGCTAAATGAACATCTTGCAATGATACATAGCCCGTTGTCATGGCATAGGTCATTACATCAAACATAGCATCTGCTGCAATTTCACACATCATTTCATCAGTAAGCGGTTCTAATTGGTTATTATTCATTAGGCATGATAATAGTCTTTTTAGGCTCTGAAGGAGGTGTGTTGTTACCATGTTCTTTACGATATCGAAGAGCATCATTAAGAATCATTTTGGTCATTGCCATAGCCTCTTCTTGAACTTTAAGTTCTTGTTCGGCTGTTAACTGTTTTTTTTCGACTGCTTTGGCAATGTCATTACGAACACCAGCCATATTAAGAAGTTGTTTGAGATTCATTTTTTTCCTTATTTACTCGGTCAATTGCGGCCCTAAACTGCGGCTCGCCTTGCATGTTAATCAAACCAATTAATCCCGCTGATACAACATAGGGCGTATTGGCTAGGATTTGCAACAAACCATTTACCTGTGCTACTGTAAATGAAAAATTAATAATCTCATTGTCTAATGGGTCTTTTTTAATTTCTTCAGTCATTTTTTACTACCTTTCTTTTTTGGGGTTTGAAACATGGTTTCTCTTGCTGCTAGTTTTTCTGGGTCGGTGCAATACTCGTTAAGTTCCATTTTGCGACAGTAGGTATCCATCAATTTTTCCATGCGCATGTCATGTAAAACTTTGATGCCCCATAAAGCATTACCCACATCATCTTCTGTCATCGGAACTGGATGGTCACCATGATGTTTGTACAACAAATTAATATCATCACTGGTTTGCCACGCCAACATAATTGCTGATTCTAAATCAATTTTTGAATTCATTTTCTTTTCTTTGCCTTTTTAATATCCGCATCAAAATCTGTACTGTACCAACTGCCAACCAATTTAATTGCTGGAAGTAATTCTTTCCAGGCTTTGACATCATCTTCATGCCAAGCGTCGCCATTTTTCATCATGCCTAAAACGCCGACATAACTTTCAGCCAAATTAACTCTTGTAATTTCATCAGTAAAATCATCATCAAGTTCTAATATCATTTTCCACATTCCTTATCCACATGGTTATTAACTTCAATTGGGTTAATACGCTTTTTAATTTCACGTTCAATATACCAATGCGCTTTACGCAAATCTTCAATTGCATCGTGTTTTAAATCGGCTCTCCAAATATATTTAATGGCATTACCTAAATTAAAACTCATGTGTTCAGTAATCTGAATACAATCTATACCACTGGGATGACTAATATAATGTTTAGGACTATTTACTGTGTCGTGCATGTTTTCTCCTTAACTCGCTTTCAACAGCATTTACTTCTTCTTGGTTATCACATACCCACAATGTCAATATCTTATCAAACATAGATAAGTCAATATCTTCGACACCCGTGATGGTTTCAAACATAGGATGACCCTTGTACTCATGCTCTACTACAAAAGTGTTCATAATTTCAATTCCTCTTTAATAAAATCTATTGCTTTGTCATAATGATACCGCCAGTGTTTTTCAGTAACGCCTATATCTAAATAAGTTCTACCTGTTAAAAATGCTTCAATAACATATTTTTGTTTTTTGGGCATACGCTCCGCTATAATACGCTCAATATCAATTAAGTCATCTAAATCCCAGGGTAACCACCCACTGTCTAAATGTCCAGCAAATGCATCAATGTCATCCAATTCTAAAGGATCTACCTCTTCATCTGATAAACGAGGTTTACTACAATTTATTATTATTCTCATGTATTTAAAGCATCCATTAAAGCATCTTGAATTGTTATTTTGCCATTTAATACATTTACTACATGCCCATCAATGCTATTGGACACCACTAAATGGTGTATAATAACCGGTTTTTCTTGCCCTTGGCGATAGATCCGAGCGTTAGCCTGGATGTAGTTTTCTGAACTCCATGGTAGATCGAACCACACCGTTTGGGCTGTCTCTCCAATGTTGCACTGTAGATTGAGCCCGATTCCCCCACTCTGGGGATGGGCAAGGAGCATACGAATCTCGCCACGACGCCACGCTGCAATGTTGTCATCGTCCAGCACCACAGCTTGCGGGAATTGAAGACGTATCCGTTGGAGCGAGTGTTTGAAGTGGTAGAAGACCAGCGTAGGGGAGGAAGACTCTTCCATGATCGACTCAAGATATTCCAATTTAGCGCGGTGTATCTCTTGCGCTTTTCCATTTTCGGCATAAACAGCGCCCGATGTAAACTGGAGCAATTTCCCCGCCAATGTCGCTGCTGTTGGAGCTGTGATCTGTTCTTTACCGATTTCAGCGACCATGTTTTTTCTAAGTTCATTATACTTTGCTCGTATAGGTTTATCTAATTCCACATTATGAAATAGCGTCGTAAGCGTAGGCAACTGCAGATAATCTTCAGCCTTAAGCGAATAACATATATCTGAAATCTTATCTGTAATACTTTTATCCGCACCATCTTTTAATATCCAATTGTAAATTACCCCAGTGTGCCGATTACGTTGCCCTGGGTTCATATATTTATCACGAAACCGAGTAAGACTGCTTTCCAAACGCTCACCTAAGTCCAATATACCTACCTGTGACCAGAGATCAGCCATCCCTTGAGGGGTGGGTGTACCAGTGAGTATTATACGCCTTTTAAAACCCTTCAAATGCTTTTTGAGGGCTTTGAATCTCTTGGTCGAGGGATCCTTGAACCGACTGCTCTCGTCTATTATCAGATAATCGAATTTTGGATTTTGATCCAATAGCCAAACCAAGTTCTCTAAGTTTATAATATATAAGTCGCTGGAGCTCTTCAGTGCTAATTCCCGTTGCGCTGGCGTACCGATAACCTTTGCCACTGTAAAAGATTTCAAGTGTTCCCATTTGCCACATTCCTGTGACCATACTGTTTCTGCCACTCGCTTCGGGGCAACTACCAAGGTCTTCCCAGGTTTGCTCTCCTTGATTATAGTCAGCGCCGTAGCGGTCTTCCCAAGTCCGGGTTCCATAAATAAGCCGATATGCGGAATTTGCTTTGCTAATGACAACATGTTCAATTGGTACGGGTGGAGCTGATCTTTTGAGAGCATCTAAAGTCTTCTTTCTTTCTTCGTGTAACCAGTCGCCTACCAAATAAATTTCATTCTCAGTAACATCTTGCTTTATTTTATTAGCAAGCATACTGATAAATATAACATTGTGTTTGATGTACCCAAATTCTGGAATAATTTTATCTAACGACGGAGACCAATCGTTTACTTTTTCTCCTTGACCCCAGTTAAATGGCGTTCCAAAAACTGGGCAAAAATCAGTTGCAATCAATTCCAAATAATCTAAATCCAAATCAAAATCTAAACATTCATTTCTTGCTCGAGTTGATGCCGCACCCATTGCTCTACTAATATGACCACGTTTTGTTTGTCTGTATTTTTTTTCATTGTGATACACTTCTTTTCTAGCCACGGGTCGCCTCTATTATAAAGTCATCAACATCTTCTTTAGAGCGCAACACATGAACTGGAAATCCAGCTTCGCCCAGTTCATCAAATACCAGCTCTTGCCTTGGTGACAGTTTTCCTGTCTGTGTTTTTAGTTCTATGAATAGGATCTTTTGGTTGAGAATTACTATCCGATCTGGTACTCCCGTCACGCTGCTCAGCCATTTGTATGAGAGCCCCGATGACTGCTTGATTTTTTTGTTCAAGTAATTCTCTATGTCTTTTTCTAACACTAGGCTCATCTAACACTCTCCTTATTTCTTTATAAACATACTCTGTAAGATAAGCCCTTGTTTCTTCACCGGGTGTTTCTTCGCACATGTATTCAAAAATACGATACACCAAATGTACAGATTCATGAACCAGTGTTGCATCTAAATCATCAATTGCATTTAGATCAAGCAATAAACCAATGAAAGTTCTACCATCGGCTGTTGGTACAGAATGGGTTTCTGCCATCGCCCCATTTTCCATAATTTCCACTTTTTGCACTACATTCTTGTCTTTCAGTGCTTGTTTAAATGACATTTCATCCAAGCACACATGAATGTTTGCTGGAAAAATTGGCACTTTAATTACATGGTAAAGTTTCTTCTTCAAAATATTTCCTCTTCCTCAAAGTATACTTGCTTTTCTACATAGGCCAGAGCTTTTTCTGTCAGCTTGATACCCAAGTATTTGTGTTGTCGTTTACCATCGACTCGGATGGCGCTTGATATTACATTCTTATCTTGTGTTGATGCAAGGAATCTACGCTTAAAGGATAGATCATTTCCTGGATTGAGCCCATGCTTTGTTGCCCAACGCTTATAACAAATAAAAGCGTGATCCTTATCTACTTCACCTTCGGGATCATACTCCATAACTTGCTCTATAAACGCACCAATTGGATTGCTCATCTCTTCCATGGTTTCCAATAATTCTTTACCACTGTCTGGTTGCACAAAATACCCACCACGCTCAATCCGCCTACTTAATCCAACCATCGCCCAATTAAAAATGCCCGATAATTCAACCATCAATTTGTTTGATAGGTTAGTATCTTCCTTGTTATAAAAACTGTGTGTCATCTTGAGCACTACCATACGACCAGTAAGTGCATTAGAGTTCTCTGTTAATTGAAGAACCTCGTTACTGTAAATAACAATGCGAGTAGGCAAATAACCATTCCAACTCTCCTTGTTCTTACGGTTAACGGTAATAGTGTCCCCGCCCACAATCCGCAGAAGCTGAGATACAACAGAAGATCTGTTTCGTTCAGGTGCTCTCGCATCAGTAAAAGAAGCGAGGAGCTTACCCAGCCAAGGTTGCAAACCAAATGTATCACAAAGTTCCTCCAGTTGTGGTGCTACTGTATTGTGTTGCCCAAGCAACGCCACTAAGATTTTGTTGATTGTGCCTTTACCCGAACGACGTGGTCCAATGATGTTAAAAAACTTTTGCTGTGCTGTATCGCCCGATAATATGTATCCAAACATCTCTTGCAAGCAATCAATTGACTGCTGATCCATTCCCCAAACATCATCTAAGAACTTCATCCACAGTGGGCATTGCGCCATCGGGTCATATGCAAATGGCAATGAGTTCTGTGTATACAAACCTAATGAGTGTGGCAGTAGGATGTTATCTTCTAAGTGAAACAAACCATTCTTAACGCTGACCAGTTTACTCGCCTCGGGACGATTGGCGCTGTAACCATCGAGCCATACTGGCGGGCGTGTATTGGCTTGATTCTGTAGGTGGGTCAATGCCTTGATGCCATCCATCGCACCACTCACGCTTGCTGGATTTGGGGCAAACGCAACAATATTACCTTTGCGATCTTGTTTCTTACACTTGTCTAAAAACTTATACAACTCAGAGCGAATGGTTGACTCTTCAACCTCAGAATAGTGCGTACCTTGGTAACTAAAAAAATCGCCCGAGTAATGCACTAGCTTGATACCTTCTTCAGATGAGAACTTTGAGTCTAGAAAAGTCTGAGCATTCTCCAATGGAGCTGCAGACAGAATCACATCACCCTTGGCTAACGCATCGTTGCGTTTGTTCGATGATATTTTATAAGTCAATGTGCGTAGCGTTGCTCCACCACTCTTTTGACTAAAGGTTTTCCACTTGTTCTCGCACGCATTATTGTTATAACTTTCCACGCTACCATCACCATATGACCAGCGATCCCATGCCTCACAAGCCTCGATGTCGCCCTGGAATTGATGATGTAAACACATCCCCACTTGCAACCAATCGGTGTAGTAAGTTGGGTCAAAGTTTGGTAGTAGTTCTGTTTCAACTTTAGCTAAGTCCCAACCATCAAGCGGTGGGTTGTAGTCAGCAAAGGCATCACCAGTTAAGCGTACTGTGCGCTCGGGGATGATGTCAGTAAAGTCTTGCAACTCGGTTGGTAACTCTCCACGAATCTTTTGCCCTGTAACAGTAAAGTACCGACCCATTTTGTACACTTCAAGACCAATGCTGTGGTCAACAAATGCACTAGGGATGTCGCCCAGTGTAAATATTTTGACCCCAGTACCCGATGGGCTGATCTCCATGTAACCATCAATCTTACTGGCAATCGCCTCTAACATGGGGTTGGTGAACTTAAGGGTTTGCTCATCAAAGCAATCGTCCATATCAACGCCAACAATATGGTCATCTTTTGTAAATACAAATCCAATGCCATCAAACTTGGCGGTTAGGTATGCTGCCTCGACAGAATGAAAGTCTGTCCATGTTGATGCGTTTGTTGAACTGGCAGCCTTGCCAGAGGGTTGTACTGGCAGTTTTGACCAGCGTTTTGTTTCATTCTCTCCCACTTCTACATAATTCCACAGTGTCCAGCGTGGGATTGTGCGTAGTGCAAGAGGTATATTTTGGAATAATACTGGTAAGACCTTCGGCTTCATCTGTTTTCCTCTTCTGTGCTCTTCTACTTATGCAAATTATAGGCACTTTTGGTGGTGTACCTATATAATTTTTAGTTATATAGCTTATTACTTTTAGTTATGATTCGCCATAGAAGACAGGGTATCCACGGTCTAACTCACTTTACCCTATATCTTTTTATTTTATTTTAATTTTAAAAAGAAATAATTCAATATTACTATGTCTTCTATGTCTTCTATGGATTTCCAGTAGGTTTGCACCTAGTCAACCACTACATCTAGTGCTTTTGGCATATTATGATGCGCCACAATAGAGACAGGGTAGACAGGATGCACTGCAACAATTTAGTTAGCCACTTCATAATTTTGCCTTTTGACCATGGTGTAACTCCATTTTCGAAATTCATTTCGGTTTTCACTGGTTTGTTCATCCGCTGGATCCCACAACGACTGAATCTCAAACGAACCCAATTCGTTGTAAAATTCAATCCTCAATAGATTGCCATCCTTGTCGTATACATCCGATGGTATTACTATCATGACATTTCCTTTATTCGTTGTCCAATCCACTTCATAACCGGTACTGCCATGCTGTTGCCCATAGCCTTGTAACGAGGCCCATCGGGACATTTTGCTTTGATGTTAGTGTAGTCATCGGGAAAACCCTGTAAACGCTCGCATTCAATCGGTGTAAGCCTTCTGACTGCCATGTTGTGTATAACGCTAGGTTCATGCCCATGTGATTCTCTGCGCAATGTACCTACAACGCCACTATTGGTAACACGCATCACGCTACCACCTTGATCTTCCAACACAATGGGCTCAAAAGTTCCACCTACATGGTCAATGTGTCCAAAACCTCTAAGGGTTTGAGTAGTCTTGTCATTCAATGTAAGGTTGTACATATCAACTGCAACACCATGTACCCCAGTAGCGTTCAATGTGTACATAGGTCCACCTTCGGTATAACCAGTTCCATTACCACCATTTAATGGTTTGCGACCAATGGTGTTCTCAGCTAACGCAATCGGTTGAACAAATGGTATGTTGCCACCACCAGTTCCCCAGCTACTAGTCACAGTTTGACATACATCACCCATCTCTTTAACTCTTGAATCCGATGGATGGTTTTCATACACAACCAATCCACGACCATCGGTTAAATCTTGATTTCCAATCCCTTTGTAATCTCTGGCAAGTAGTGAGCCAGTGGTGTGGTTACCATCGGGTGTAGCAATCAGAGTTTCTGATCCGCCACCGAGATCTCCTCCAGCAGCTCGGATTGTCCCGACTCCTTCACTGTAGCCTCCAAAGCTTGATGAAGTAAAGGCGGGAGCACTTTGTTTCTTACCTTTGCTCTTCGGATTATTCCGGCGCAAGCTTTCGGGCTCAAAAAGAACCTTTGCGGGACTGACCCAGTCTCCAAGACATCCAACAACGAAGACTCTGCGGCGTCTTTGTGGTACTCCAAAGTGCTGAGCATCAAGGACACGGAAGGCCCACCCATACCCGAGTTCGCCCAGCGCCCCGAGGAAGGAACCAAAATCCCGTCCTCCGTTGGAACTGAGGACACCTGGCACGTTTTCCCAAACGCACCACTTGGGTCTAAACTTGTCAAGAATTCCAACATATGTGAGCATGAGGTTTCCTCGAGGGTCTTCGAGTCCCTTTCTAAGCCCTGCGACGCTAAAAGATTGGCATGGGGTTCCTCCCACAAGAAGGTCGATTGATTCATTTAATTTCCACTCCTTATATTTAGTCATGTCACCCATGTTTGGTACATTGGGGTAACGAAAGTTCAACACCTCACTCGGAAATTTTTCAATCTCCGAGAATGCTACTGGCTCAAAGCCCAAGTCATGCCATGCTACTGTGGCAGCCTCAACTCCAGAGCATACTGATAAGTATTTCATTTCTCCTCCTTGAAGAAAGTGTCTAATGTTTCAACTTCATTTGGTTCATCCCAGTTATCTGAATCTCCATAATCGCCTCGGGTTGCCCTTAAGCGTTCTTCATGGCGGTATCTGGGTTCAATCGCCCACCATGCTGATGATGCCTCTTTGTATTCAATCCACTCATCGTTCACCACAAAAAGCGGATGGTTCAATCCATTGATATGTATACTATCAATAAAATCACGATGAGGAATATAAGCATTTTTAAAGTTCTCTTTGGTTTTTACTAGTTTGACTCTATCACGAGCACGAATAAATCTATTATAAGCTCGAATCTGTTCTTCAGTCATCGTATCCTTCTTGTTCTAAATGTTCGGAATTAAATATCTCTAAGCTTACTGGCTCTTTACTGATTATGGAATTAATGTATGCAATGCGCGTGGTTGACACTCCCAGCCTGTCGGCCAGTTCTGTGTCGGTCGGCTCACGCTGGAGGGTTTGACTCAGCACGCGCTCGGTATATTTGATTCTTCGGATCTCTTCAGTAATGTTTACTGGCAGTCGAATAATGTTCTTGGTATTGGCAACACCCCGGTTGACATCGAAGTGTATGAATTTCTTGGCATAGGAGGCAAACCGGATTTTGCCCATCGGTTTCCAGGATCGGGCTGCATTGAGCAAAGCCTCGTTGCCGAATGATAAAAGGTCTTCCATGGGCATATTGGAATGCGCCCAGTTCGGCATCTTTTTAATGACTGAAACTACAAAGCGTAGGTTGTGAGTTACTAATCTATCGAGGGCTGCCTCGTCACCTTGAGCGATCAGAATCCCCAGCTTTGCCTCTTCCTCAAGGGTCAGCGTGGGGATCTTGTACAACGACTGCATATAATCAGTCAACGCATTTTTGCGGGTTTTCAATAGGGAATCTCCAATTGGATTGGGGGTCACCCATTATAGCATATTTCTGCGTAGTATAAAATCTTTCTTTTCCATGTAACGCACATTGCCTTGGGAATCTCGAAAGTAAATCACCTTATTCCCAAACCAGTAACACCCATAAGCCTTTTCATTCTTTTGGTTGGTTGCGTATGCCTCGGGTAGGTGCTTGTCGTACCGACATGGGTTCTCGGTCAGCATCGTCCACCCACCAATTGTGTTGGGAGCAAAAGCAAAGTACTCGTCAGCTTGTGCTGGATGGAATGAAGTTAGGATGAACGCAACAGTAAGGGTTTTTAAGATCATACACAGTCTCGCTCATTGATATACTCAGCTACATCATACCAATAGGCTACCACTTTGTCACGCAACTCTTGGGCTGCGGTTACTGGATCGATATCTTGGAGCTCTTCAGCCAGCCCTAACTGAGAGATTGCCTCTGCCCAGTTTGGTGCTGAAAATGGGTAGCATCTGCCATCGGGTTTAATATCTTGCTCGACCCAGTAAGCAATCTCCTCTGCCCTTTGATCTTGGTCATCGTAGCCATCTTGAATTCCGGATTCAAGCCATCCATCGTACATATTACCCATTATGCTACCTCCTCTTCGTCTTCAAACTCATAAGATTTATCATCTAGTATATCCCACTCATAATGAGTGTCATATTTAGTATCAAACATTTCATCATTAACATACATTGATTCAACAATTTCTTTTGCCTCTTCAAGCGATTGTGCATCATCTATGATTGCACAAAAGGTCATTTCTAAGTGTACAAAGTATTTCATATTTGTTCCTTTATAAATTGTTCTGCCTCTTCCAAGGTAAATACATTACACCCATTGCGAATATCCCACAAGCACTCGTTGGTGCTGGTATCGATCACCTTATAACCTTGCTCTGATACTTGCTCCAATCGATGCTTTTCTCTTGGGTTTACCAGTTTGGCAATAAAGCTTTCCACGAATTGTTGTTCCCAGTTAGGCATAATTGATCTCCAATTGGTTTAAATGTAAATAGCCTTTAATAAAACCAGCTACAAATAACATTCTGTCCTCTTCGGTATAAGTCATAGTGGAATCGCCAATCCACTCATCAAAATACTCGCTACCTTTTTGCCAAAGGGTTAAATAGTCCATCATATCAATACTCCCCATTAACTTCTAATTGATCGTCACCAAAGTCGGTGGCTTTTGCCAGAGCATCTAATTTAGACATCTCTGAAAGTTCTTGCATATACTCTTCTGGATCACGACCCTCTGGCACTTCCCAGTAGATTGTAGTATGCATCTTAATCTCGATGGGTTGCGGTTTAGGATTTACCAACTTGGTAATAAAGCTTTCCACGAATTGTTGTTCCCAGTTCATACTGTCTCCTTTTTACGATTAAGTATTTCAAACGCATAAAAATAATCATCTGATGCTTGTTTTGTTGACTGTACACCAAACTGCATATCTTTAAGGGCATTACGCAAACCCTCATCCAATGATACTGGATCATCGGCTGTGATGACAAGCACCAACTTCATGCCATTGCCTTGCGGGTAATCATTTGGGTTCATACTGTTCCCTCCCATAAATCCATGATGTCAGCTTTAAACTCTTCAACACTATACTCACCATTGACCAGTTCGGTCAACAACTGAAGATATTCTTGAATATTTTGGTGATCACTACCAATCCAATGCTCGATCATTATTGGTTTAATTTTCATTTCTTTGCTCCTAAGTGAATGGTTAATGTTACTGGGTCGGTTAATTGGTTTTCCTCAAGCCACTCCCACAAAGTATCGGCTCTCTCAAAGTAAATTGAGTGGTTCAGATCCTGGTTTTGGTCGGGCTGCGGAGGGTTGTCTGTGCCACAAACAAGGCAACAATCACCATCGTGTGGGGTTCTGTCCTCACATGGAGCACAGTCACGCATTGAGTCAGCCTTGAGAATGCCAGCCTCGACTGCATCATAGACTGCGTACTGCCCACCTTGGTTGTAAATCTCTACTGCTTTATCGTAATTAGTTTTTTTCATCGGTTACCTTGTCGTTAAATTGGATAAAAGCTTTGCAACATCTTACTAATATTTCTTGAGCGTTTGCAAGAGGGATTTTTCCCTCATCAAACTGGGTATAAATATCGTTGACTGAGAAAAACAAATCGTCAATGTTGTAGTATTTCATATTGTGTCCTTATCTCTATAGGGAATGTTTAATTGGTACTCGACTACATATACATCGTCCTTGTACCACCAGTTAGGTTCGCACTTGTACTCTTTACCATGATCCCGCAAACCCTTGATGAGGGTTGCCTTTGCTTTTCTTGGATCATCGCTAAATGCCTCGAATGAGAAATTGCGACTGTCATAAAACGCTCCGAAGATTGCTTTCATATTAGCCCACCTTAATAAATTGAAAATGATCTTCAATAAACTGCATTCCATGTAACTGTTTACCCAAACTGATTACAGTCTGGGCTTGTTGGATGGACAATCCATTATCTTCAGCGTACTTAGCAATCGTCAAATAGTTATTGAAAAAATCAATGTACTGGTCAATTAATACTTGCTGAAATTTCATAATTGCTCCCTTGCCCATTCAATAAATTTGCCCATGTCTTCACCATACGCAATGCCATTGTCAGATGCACATTGCTTTAATGCTGATGTTGGTTCGATGTCATTGTGCAACATTGTCAAAATGGCATCATCCAAAGCGTTTAAGTATTGGTCATTAATCATACAGTTTCTCCATTGATCCAAAAACCATTGATGCATTTTGTACCATCGTCTTCCAACATATCGTCAATAGAATGGTACAAACCCACATACTCATCGGAAATACAAAGCACTTTCCCAGTTGAGAGTGTCAGTATATCTACCATGCACCCACCACCAGTATTGTATGTTTCAGTTTTAGTAATGTATATCATTCTGTTTTCTCCACATAAGAATCTGTGCCATCAATGCCAGTTACACGATGTAACATACCATCAATGCAAGATAAACCTAAATAAAATACATTGGTGATTTGATCAATTGCCTCTTGCTTAGTGCAATGGTTCAATTCCATCACTTCGTCAATGTCACAATCTAAAATATCTATTGAAATACTAAATTTCATACCACCTCCCTTGTAAAAGTTCAATTGTACTGGTACTACAACAAAAGTACATAGGTAGTTACCCTGATTCCGGGCCCCAGGGTAAACCCCTATTTACTTTTAGGGCTGCGGTACATCCACTTCCGCAACTCGCCAATCATGGGCATCGTAATCAATCATAAAACCCTCTTCGACTGCCAATGCCATCGACTCGATGTGATCTTGCAATTCAAGTTCTGCCTCTTCCTTGCTATCGTACAAGGTTGGAACATCTTCGGGGCATTCCCATCCCTCATTAAAAAACAATGCTTGTATTTGCCATTTTTTCATGACATCCTCCGCACCCAATGTTGCCCAGTCATCTCAGTTAAATCAGCAACATCACCAATTTCAAGATCTTGGATTTTGTAAATATGCTCATCCTCATACCCTCTGAAGTTATTAAAAAACCCTTCATCGTGATATTCAAGGATGGATTTATTACTGGCATCCCTATACCCATCACCCCAAAAACATTCAAACTGTTTCATCGCTCAATACCTCCATTGTTGCGTGGTTAACTGTCATAGGATTATTTTTAAAACACTTATCAAGTAATTCCCACTTGATATCATACTTACGCATTTTCTCAAGGTAATCTTCCGATACCTCGATATCAAATTGCGTACTGATACGCACTTTAATTTTTTTAGTCATCTCAACTCCCTGTATTTATGTGATCAATATTGATCCAGTAAAGCACTCTCAGAATGCTTTACTAGGCAACATTACACAAGTTCGTACTTGCCCTTGCCAAAGGTTTTATCTAAATGCTTAACTGCCAAATCCATATCTTGGGTTTTGATAGTGCGGAATGAATTCTCACTATCGTCTGTCAGTCGAAACAGAATGCCCTTTTTACGATGCTTAGACATCTCATACTCTTCCACCAAAATTCCAATTGCGGTATCGTCAGAATGATCAAAAAATTCTTGACCATTAATTGCACCCCAAGATGATTTCCATTGCCCTAATGATTTGACATAGTCATCCCATATGGTTTTGAAATCTGAGTCGGCAAAAGTCATATCGATGCCTCCACCATTGCCATCGTTATGCACCCATGCAAACTTTTTGCCATCAAGATAAAGGTTGAATTGATATCCACCTCCATCTTCGGTTTGCCAATGCTTAAAAGCTTTAATTTGAAAATTCATGCTATCTCCCAAGTGTTTATCCAAATACGATTTGCATCACAAAAATCATAGAGTTCACACAATATTGTGTCAATCTCTTCTACATTATCGCAATACTTTAAATTGTCGATATTGTCTTCTGTGGAATAATCATCCTCGAACATATCGGGATGGGCATCCATAAATTTTGAAAACCGATGATAGATATCCATTGCAATTTTTTGGATGGGTTCATCGGTTGTGATTTCACCATCGTCATTAAATTTGCTGAAGATATCTGACAGATCGATTTGATATTTCCAATTTGCCATAAAAATTCTCCTTTGTTTTGGTTGACTACAATTCAATACTACTGACTGTTTACTGCAACACAATCAGGGAAAACCCTTAGAACTAAATTCCAGGGGTTTACCCTTATGGGGCTGCCTATGGGTTAATTAAACCCTCTTCTAATAATTGTCGAATAGTTCGACCAAAAAACCCTTGCAAACCATAACCCAATCTAGTGTCGTGCAAGTACTGCCATGCCTCCAGTACTTGCTCTTCACTTTCTGCCTCAATAAAACCCTCTGCCAATCCTACTGCTTGATAGCTATCCATTGTCATAATTAATTGCCTTTCAATAAGTTTTTTAATTCAAGTTTTAATACCTTGGCATCATTGCCTCTAAAAGTGCTGGCATTAGCCAAAAAATACATTACTACTGAGCTTGCACTATCTTCATAAAACTTGTCATTGATGCTATGCAATTGAGTCATTGCATCTAAATATGGTTTTGCTCCGAAATATGGTTTAATCCATACACTTTTAATATCTCTCGCAATGCTTGAGATTGATCTATTTTCCATTTTTTACTCTCTTTCTGATTTATAAATTAAGTCTTTTAATACTTGCATTGTGGATCTAATTACATTCGCACTAGACTGAATGTCGATTGACTCAGCACTACTCAATACTTCATTATTAAGAGAATGATTTAATTCTCTTAACTGGTTGCGTAATGATGCCAATACCAAATCAGCTTGACGAATTGTCAAATTTAATTCAATATGTTGCATAATTTCTCCTATTAGGGTTTACCCTTAAAGTGCTGGGGTCAAAATAAAAAATATAATTTCCCCATATCCATAATATCAATTCTGTATAAAATTCATATTAGGACATTCCCTTAAGGGTAAACCCTGGTTTTGTGCTGGGGTCAAAATGTCAATTATGGGCAAACCCTCCAAAATCGATTTAATGGGGTTTTGGCGGGTTTTGATGTCACTTGGAATAAGTGTATTAGGAGGGTTGTGATCGTGGCATAGCGTGCGATCTGATCGTTAGGGTTTACCCTTACCGGATTTGTCAATTTCACAATTAATTTGATTTGTCTATAGGGGTTTACCCTTAGGCCAGACTTAGCATAATTTTGGGATCTGGTCTATTAGGGTTAACCCTGGTTTGTGGCTGCTACGCAACAATCAAAAAAAACCCGCCTAGTGGCGGGTTGTTGTGATAGTGAATTGATCTAATGGTATTTATAAGATACATTAGGGATTGATTTATCCCAACAATTGCGACAATCTAAGCATTTTCCAGCTTGCTTATAACTAGGGCATTCTGTGCCAATTGAATTATTAGCTAGATGTACTGTAGATGTATGCTCAAATTTTGGCGGATTACTATCTCGTTTAGTAGCGGATACTCTCACAATCAAATTATTAGGGAATGATCCAAAAGTATCTAAATATTGCTTTACTAGGTTACTTTCCTTTGTTGGTATCCAAAATTGAGTATTAGGGCAATTGTCTGCAACGCTCACAATATTTAATAGATGCTGGAATGACTGAATATCTCCGCTATCATGCCATCTAAAATATTGCATTGCTTGCTTATTAATAATAAAAGACATTGCATCAATCCATTGTGGATTAGATAAAGCTTGATATCTCCGCTCATGAGCGATATCTATAGTTTTTGCATAGCGGATATAATTGCCCTTTAATGCATAACAGTTATGGCAAACTGTACCCTCTATTTTTGCAAGCTTTGATCCAGTATTGCAACGCTTAGCGGAAATAGAATAGCTAGAGCATGGCATTTTACTAGGAGCAGATAACCCTCCGATAATTTCCATTGCTTGCTTAATGGTTTTAATTAATTGTTTTTGTTGCATGGTTTATTTTCCTAATAGTTTAGAGCATACATTGTCATAAATTGCCTTGCCATTTTCTGTTAATGACTCACAATCTAATAGAATGCTAGGTTTAAAATATTGTTGCATTTTGCATAATCTTGCATATTCCCTAGAATATTGCCCATTATGGCAATGGGTAAATGCTAGGTAATATGCCTCCGCTATATCAAATCTATCAAAATACATACATCCTCCAGTAGTTTAGTTAATTAGGATATTGCTTACCTAATACTATATATTTTAAACACTTGCAACAATATCTATATAGGTGTTTACCCTAGCAGCGGAATGTATAAATGCATTGCTTAAAAAATAGGCAAATCAATTTAAAAGGGTTTTAAGAGGGTTTATAGCGGTTTTAATATTGCTTGGAATAAGTGTATTAGGAGGGTTGTGATAATGGCATAGCGTGCGTTCTGATCGTTAGGGTTTACCCTGGGATCTGGTCCCCAAAATATATTAAAACTGGCAGCAAAACAATAGGTGTTTACCCTTAGTTGCCGGAATACAACACTATTACCTTGTCAATAGGTGTTTACCCTAAGGCCATATTGTTGCATTGCATCATTGTCGGATTGTTGGTAAATTGTGCCGACTCTCTAGCACGCTCTCACGCACGCATGACAACCTGACAAGTTAGTAACTACTAACATTATCAGCGTGACTAATTGTTGCGTTGCAATATGTTGCATTGCAACAATATAGAAGACTGGCAGATTGTTGCGTTGCAGCAAGTAAGTAAGCACTCACTTCAACCTGGGGTAAACCCTAGTAGCAGATTGTTGCGTTGCAATATGTTGCACCGCACCATAGTTGTCAGATTGTCAGGTTGTTTCCTTGCAATATGGCTGGGCGGTGTTGTTTTGACGCCACACCACCTTTTACGACTCCCTGCGGCTTGGGCGCGGGAGGCTCCAACCAAAAGCAAGCTTGTTGAATTTTCTCTGTAATTTTTTATTTTTTTTTGTAAATTATTAGAAGACTTGTATAGAACTAGGCTCAAAGCAACATTGAGTTCTATACACTCCCTGTCTTCCCTGTCTAGTTCTATACACTCCCTGTCTCCTATAACCTTTTGATCCGTATAGCTTTTTTGTTTTAAAAGACAGGGTATCCATAGTATCCATAGTATTTCTTTATTTTTTATTTTTAATTTAAAAAAATAAAATAAATAGGTACACCTAATATGCGTTTTGACCCTGTCTTCTATGGATACCCTGTCTTTCAAAGCGGAATCTACTTTGGAATCAAAGACTTACTGGAGACAGGGAGTGTATAGAACTAGGATGAACGCAACAGTAGGGCGGCATGTGTATAGAGTTTGCATAAGTAGATGTATGAAGAGACTTAATCCCAAAACAAAACAACCATTCAAGCTCGGCGACGTTTACGAGGGAATGGTGTTTTACAACTACCGCACTGATGTGCTTGCCAATGGTTTTCGTGGCGAACGCTGGCTCAGTCTAGAAGCGTTCCAACGAGCACTTGAGCGAGACAAGGCAGCGAAATGTAAAAAACGACGGCAAGCTGGGAAGCTGCCTCGGGTGTTCAAAATGGTGCCAGCTCATGTCTAAGTTATATGTTTACCAAATCAAGGGCATCCTTGAAAAGCCCAACAAGGAGATTGGAGGCATGAGGGTACTACTGTGTTCTAAAGACTTCTTTGATTCAGTTGATGTGCCAGCAAGTATCTTTGATAAAAGCACCCTTGATTATTTAAAGTTTCGATTAAGTGTGAATGAATTTGTTGATGTGAGAAAGCTACCCATCACGATTCAAAACAGAATCCGCTCACCTATGAACCAGTGGTTAGATAATTGGGTAATCAAAGAGAATACCATTGGGCATAGCAAGTAACACCCCAGTCCCCGTATTGGGAGGCTGGAAACTGGCGGGTCAGTTAACTACAAAAGATTATGTCTTTTCGTGGGATGGCTATCCACTACCGATTAAAACCATTCAGCACTACACCCCAACCCAGATGTTTGATGTGCAGTTAAAAGATGGAGTTTATCTGGAAGTCGACCAACACACTCGGTTTCCAGCCTTCACCACTAGAAACCGCCAGAGAGAATCTCGGCATCAAGGTAAATACAAACGCCACTACATCCAGCGCTATTACACACCAGACGACTTGCTTGAAAAGGGACTGAGGGACAAACGAGGCTGGAATGTGTTCTCGATTGAAAACACCGATCCAATACATTTTCCCTATGAGGATCATCCTGTGCCACCATTCATTGTGGGATTGTGGGCAGCCAAACAAAAAGGCAAGGTGGTCTTTACCTTTGATCCAGACTGGGTTGACCCAGTGCAAAAGAAGATCCGCGCTTTGGGGTGGCACACCGATCGAAAAGGAAACACCCTTACATTTAAGCAATCCATTGGCGTCTCATTTCTAACCCGCTATTCCAGCATTCCAACCACACTGCCAATCGAATACACTTTCGGCAGTATCGAACAGCGGATTGAGTTTCTCAAGGGAATTGTTGCGATGAAACCAGGGAGCTACAATGCACGACTAGATCGGTTTCTTGTCTTCTCCCGTGACCTGCGGTTTCTGATCACTCTGCAATCGATCTGTGAATCGCTGGGAATGAAGAGCTATGTGTTTGATAACCGCTCATCGCTCACGCACCAATTTACGTTTAAGACCGATATCCAGTTGCACCCCAAGCAACAAACCAAAAAGGGTATCAAGGGTCATAAGCGCCGCATGATAACTAAAGTGGAGAGAATAGATCCCGCGCCCACAGTACACATCGAAACAGATGCGCCGTTTGTGGTCGGTCAGGGATTTCTACCAATATGGCATTAAACGCAATTCAAGAAAAGCTGCTTGCCAGCTTTGCAGCAAAACGACAACACTGGCCAAAAGATCAACTAGCTCTTGCGCTCTGGCAGATCCGTTGGGAAGTACAAGCGCTTAAGCATCAGCGTGAGCCCGAGGACGGCGAGTATGACATTATGCTCATGTTGGCGGGGCGGGGCGCTGGTAAGACCTACACCGCCTCAAATTGGATTGGACAACGTGCAGCCCAGTTCAGTGGCACACGTTGGTTGGTCACAGCACCAACCTCCAACGACATTAGGGCAACCTGCTTTGAAGGTGACTCTGGTCTTTTAAACATCATCCCGCCAGAATTGATTGAGACCTACAACAAATCGTTGTTTGAGATTACGCTTAAGAATGGCTCGATTATCCAAGGCATCCCAGCTTCCGAACCAGAGCGTTATCGTGGTAAGCAGTTCCATGGTGGCTGGTATGACGAGTTAGCCGCGTTCGACTATCTGGACGACGCATGGGATCAAGCGCAGTTCACCATGCGTCTGCGTGACCCTCGGATTGCTCGAGTTCAGCAGATCATCACCACGACACCCAAGCCCAGAGAACTGATCGTGGATTTGAACGAAGGCAAAATTGGTGGCGATGTGTTTGTGGTCAACGCCAGCTCCTATGAAAACCGAGCTAACCTATCGTCATCGTTCTTTAAAGCGCTTGAAACCTATGAAGGCACCGACCTTGGTAAGCAAGAGATCTATGGCGCTATTCTGGATCCAGAAGATGCGGGTATTGTCAAACGGCGCTGGTTTAAAACATGGCCAGCCAAAAAGCCGTCTCCAGTACTTGAGTATGTGATTGCCAGCTACGACCCCGCTACCTCAGAAAAAACCGCCAACGACCCAACAGCGTGCGGTGTGTTCGGTATCTTTGAGTCGGTAGACATTGGCACGGCAATCATTCTTTTAGATGCATGGGATCAGCACTTAGGTTATCCAGAGCTACGCCGTAAAGTGATCAACGATTTTAAAGAAGTGGTGTATGGTTCGGACAATGAGTTTGCCAAAGGTAGGAAAGCCGACCTCATCCTCATGGAAGACAAATCGGCTGGTATCTCACTGATTCAAGAACTTCAAGGATCTGGCGTTCCTGTGCGAGGTTATAACCCAGGGCGTGCTGACAAAGTCCAGCGTATCAACATTGTTGCACCGCTAATTGCTAAAGGTAAAGTCTACATCCCAGAAGATCCCGACAAACCCGGCGAGGTAGCACCATGGGCAAAACGCTTTATACGGCAGGTGTGTTCGTTTCCAGAGTCTGGCGGGCACGATGACTATGTGGACGTTTTGTCCCAAGCATTGCGTGTCCTGCGTGATTCTGGATGGATTCAGCTTGATTTGCTTCCAACTCGAGATATGGACTACGCCGACGACCGAAATAAGAAACGTTATAACCCCTATGCAGTTTAGGGCGAACATACAAGCTATTTTGCATAAGTAGTTATAGATATGACGCTCTCCCTTATTAAAACTCCCAATCAAATGATTCTTGAGCAAGCTGGCATTCCTCATATGCAAGCTGGTGGCAAAACTCCATCTCAAGCACAGATGCAAGCGGCATTAGCAGCGGCAGCACCATCTGCTGGTTTGGCAATGGGAAGAGCTCCATCGGTAACACCAAAAGATCTACCCTCAGATGTTCAGATGCCAATGTATCATGGACAACCTGAGTTTTTCTATTTTCAAGATTCAGCGCCTGTAAAGTACCACCGCCGTGGGACAATTCCAAAACACACCACAAAAGAAGGTTTGGAAACACTTCCTAGTGAAATTGACTCTAACGCATTAAAAAATTGGATCAGTGTTATGCGTGCTGGTGAAAAACATGGCGTGCCACAATTCTCACCAGAACAGTTAGCTGCTATGGTGTTTAAAGAAGGTAGAACCAATCTTGGATATAACCAGTTTAACTACCGAGATCCAAAGTCTTTAGAGATTTATCGTAACCTAGTAAAAGAAGGTTACGATCCTGCAGCCGCTGGATTTGGGCCAGCAATTTATGATGCCCACGCAAAAGCAAAATTAAAAGGTGGCGACCCATTTAACCATTGGTTTGGCACTGGCATTAGTGAAGATAAACAAACCAGCCCACAATATTTGGCTGGTATGAAAGCAAACATGGATTATGTTAGCCATCCAAAAAATACTGAACTTTTAAACACTATTCGGGATGCGTATCATAATCCAGTCCCACCTCCTCCGATTCCGGTGATTGATAAAGACGCACCACAAGAACCCGCACAAATGCCAAATGTTGATATAATGGGCAACGCTGCTGGTTTTAAAAAAGGTGGCAAAGTAAAACCATTTAAAGATATTAGCAAAATGCTAATTCAAAAACACATTTCTGGAAAATAATTAATGGCACAAGCACCACAACTTCCTATTCAAACAGGAGCCAACCTATCTTCCTTGGATAATTCCAAAGAAGATATTGAGTTGAGTGATGAAGAGATTGATTCTTACGCAGATGCTTTAGGTCTTGATGATGAGATGAATATCCAAGAAGATATCATTGAACAAGAAGATGGTTCTGTTATTGTCAACTTAACACCTACAGAAGGCCCTCTTAAAGATCCAGAATTTTATGCCAACTTGGCAGAAGAATTTGATGAAAGTACTTTAGATGACCTTTCTTTTGAATTTTTAGACTTAATTGAAGTAGATCGTGAAGCTCGTAAAGAACGAGATAAGCAGTATGAAGATGGATTACGCCGTACCGGTTTAGGTAAGGACGCGCCTGGAGGCGCAACCTTTGATGGAGCCTCTAAAGTCGTTCACCCTGTTATGGCAGAGTCCTGCGTTGACTTTGCTGCGTCAGCCTCTCGTGAACTATTGCCATCAGATGGCATTGTAAAATCACAAATTTTTGGTGGCGACAACAAAGAGCGTACTGAAATAGCTGATCGAAAAGTTAACTTCCTCAACTGGCAGTTAACCGAACAAATCCCAGAGTATCGTGATGAGATGGAGCAAATGCTCACTCAACTGCCACTAGGCGGATCACAGTATCTCAAATGGCGTTATGACTATGAGCTCAAGCGTCCGACTACTGAATGGGTGCCTATTGACAACATTTTGTTGCCTTATGCCTCAACCAATTTTTACACCTCTGCTCGTGTAACTGAAATTCAAGATATTACAGAAGATATCTTTAAGCAACGAGTAGATCAAGGTATCTATCGTGACATTGATACCAATTATATTTCTGACATAGAAACAGACCAACAAAGCCAGTCTAAAAAAGCCAACGACAAAATTGAAGGTATTACAAAACCATCCAAGAATGTGGATGGTGTGCGCCGAGTTTATGAAATCACTTGCTTTCTACGTTTAGATGACGATAATGAAACCGAAGGAAAGCGTGCTCCATACATTTTAACAGTTGATGATTCAACTTCTAAAGTGTTAGCACTTTACAGAAACTGGGCATATGGCGATGAAAAACTTGAGAAGTTGGACTGGTATGTTGAATTTAAGTTCATTCCTTGGAGGGGTGCTTATGCTATTGGCCTTCCTCATCTTATTGGTGGTCTTGCTGCCGCCCTTACTGGCTCTTTACGTGCTTTGCTGGATGCAGCACACATTAATAACAGCCAGACAATGCTTAAACTCAAAGGTGGTCGCATCGGCGGTCAAAGTGACCGAATTGAGCCAACCCAAGTAGTAGAAATTGAAGGCGCTCCAGGTGTTGATGATGTGCGTAAATTGGCAATGCCATTGCCATTTAACCAACCATCGTCTGTTTTATTCAGCCTTTTAGGTTGGTTAACAGCCGCAGCCAAAGGTGTAGTAACCACCTCTGAAGAAAAAATTGGTGACATTAACGCCAATGCGCCCGTTGGAACTACTCAAGCACTGATTGAACAAGGTGCCAAGGTGTTTTCAAGCATTCACGCTCGCTTACATCGTTCACAAGCCAAGTCTTTAGCCATTTTATCTCGTATCAACCATTGGTACTTGGAAGAAATGAACAATGGCTCTGGTGAAGAGATCGAAATTCGTGATTTTGCGACCAATAATGACATTAGACCAGTTTCTGACCCTAATATTTTCTCAGAAACTCAGCGTTTGGCTCAAGCGCAAGCAATTTTACAGCTTGCAAACAGTGCGCCACAGCTTTATGACATGCGTGAAGCCCATTTACGCATTCTTAAACAGCTCAAAGTACCAAATATCCAAGAAATTCTGCCAAGCCCCAACGGTGTGGTGGAATCTAACCCCGCTTTGGAAAATGTTTCCATGGTTATGGGCAGAATGGCTGCTGCTTTTCCCGATCAAGATCATTTGGCTCACATTAGAACCCATTTAATCTTTGCAGTTGACCCAAATTATGGTGGAAGCCCCGTTATTGGACCCGCATTTATTTCTAATCTTTTGCAACACATCCAGCAACATATTTCGTTGCATTATTTGCAATCTATGCGCAACTATGTGGCAGAAGCCTCGGGTGGAAAAGACACATTTAAGTTAAATGAAGAGCGTACATTGGATAAAGAAAGCCAACAAGCTCTTGCAATTGCTGCACAACTTGTTTCTCAACAAAGCCAGCAAGAATTTGCGTCATTTATGCCGGTTATTCAGCAATTAGCCCAAAAAGCCCAACAAGCACAGCAACAACAGATTGAAATGCAAGCTTTAGCTGACCCAACTGCCAATGTATTGATGAAAACTCAGATGGCTGAAACTCAGCGTAAATCACAAGAATCACAAGCTAAATTACAAGCACAATTGCAAGAAGCCCAAGAAAACTTTAAGATTCGAGTGGCTGAGTTGCAACAAGATGTTCAAGAATTACAAGTTAAGTATTCTACACAAACCAATATTGACAATCAGCGTAATGCAACCAATGTGGCAATGGCTAACATCAATAATGCCGCTAAAGAGCGTGTTGCAATGATTAATGCCAAAGCACAAATGAGCCAACAGCAAGTTGCCTTAGATGCCCAGCAAAATGCCTCTGCTATGGAAGCAATTAATGCTGCTAACGCAGACATTCGTCAACATGGTTTGGCAGTACAACAACAATCTTTTGAGCAACAAGCGCAACAAGTACAGCATCAATTAGAAGCTCAACGCGCCCAAGAGCAACATGCCCAAGGATTACAACAAACAGCCCAAGAGCATGCTATGGGATTACAACAATCTCAGCAAGAGCATGTCCAAGGTTTACAGCAAGCAGATCAAGCTCATCAGCAACAGATAGCTCAAATGCAAGAACAACAAGCAGTAGCACCCCAACCAACACCCCCACAAGGAGCATAATATGGCCGATCAAAAAGGCTTTCGTCAAACATATCAAGAAACTGGCAAACTGTCATCTGGCGGTGGCCCAGAAAACAAAAATCTGGACGCAGGTTCATCTGGTTCCAAACGTGCTAATAATGCCGTTTTGAACCAAAACAAAATGGCTAAATCCAAAAAAGTTGGCCCAGGAAAGAACCTTAAAGATCTCGACGGCGGTAACTTTTATTAATGTTTGGGGCGGAATATTTCGCCTCTTTGCATAAGTAGTAATATGAGAGACATACTTTCTGAGTACATAAGCCGCTTGAAAGAAGCGGATAAAGAAACAACCGAAGTTCTAGCTTCAGGTTCCAACATCCATAACTTTGATTCTTATCAAAGAGTATTGGGTAATCGTGATGGCTTAAAACAAGCCATGGCAATTCTAGAAGACCTCCTAACAGAGGATGATGAAAACTAAAGCGCCGTAAGGTGTAAGGAGAGTTGGCGTATGCCAATTGATTTTAATAGTAAAAGTGAGCCAGATTTACGTTCAGAGCAGGAATGCTTTCCAGAGGTAGACTCGGGCGTTGAGATTCTTGGAGACAGAGTACTTGTGCAGTTGCGCAGGGAAAAGACGACAAGTAAAGGCGGTATCATCTTAGTTGATGAAACCAAACAAACCTTACGTTTTAACGAGACAGTAGCTAAAGTAATCAATATTGGTCCACTGGCGTATAAAAGCCCAGATGACCTTACCCCATGGCCAGAAGGCCCTTGGTGTAGCGTTGGTGACTTAGTTCGTACAATTAAGTACGGCGGCGACCGTTTTGTTGTGCAACCAGACGACGATGGCGCTCCAGTGGTGTTTATTACACTACAGGCGCGTGAAGTGATCTCTAAGATCAAGTCATTTGAAGCGGCACAGAAAATGAAAGCGTTTGTAGATTAACTTTGTAGAAAGTACAAAATGGCAGAAAATGAAAAGAAAGACGTTCCAATTAAGGAACAAGAAGATGGCTCTGTCCTCGCCAAGGTAGAAATACCAGATAGCGTTGATGAAGTCGAAAAAGAAGAAACGCATGCTGACGAACGCACTGATGAAGAGCGTGAAGAAGATGCTGACGCAGATGCGGATGAAACTGATGATGTCTCAGATGATGAGCGTGAAGCGATCCGTGAAGCTCGTAGAGAAGAACGCAGACTCAAAAAAGAGTTAAAGAAACAGCGTGATTTTTCGGCGCAAAACAAGATTAAAATGCTTGAGCGTCACAATGCAGACCTAGCAGAACGCCTTGCTAAAGTAGAAAATACAGCATCATCGTATCAATTTGCACAACTTGATAAAGCTATCGAAGACGAAGCTACAAGAGTTGAATACGCAAAAATGAAGATGTTGCAAGCAACGCAAGCTAATGATGCATCAGCTCAAGTAGAGTATTTAGAGCAATTGACAGATGCTAAACAGCGTCTCAATCAAGCTCAATATTACAAGAAACAACAGCTCGAGGCTGCTAAAGCGCCAAAGCAAAATGTTCCTAACCCAATTAGTAATGAAGTACAAGAAAATGCTACTCGTTGGTTAAAGAAAAACGCTTGGTACGATCCACAAGCTCGAGATACAGATAGTAGAATTGCCAAAGTAGTTGACCAAGAACTCGCTGCCGATGGTTGGGATCCTAGTGATTCCGAGTATTGGGAAGAGTTAGACAGTCGTTTAGCAAGTCGTTTACCGCACCGCTATGTATCAAAAGGCGGAAGTAATAGGCGGGCAAACCCCACAGCATCAAGTAGGGTTGCAAATACCACCAGTCAAAAAGCTGGCACCATCACACTTTCTCGTGATCGTGTTAATGCAATTAAAGACGCTGGTGCGTGGGACGATGTAGAAAAACGAAACAAAATGATCCGTGCTTATGCACAGTATGATCGTGAAAATAAAGGTTAATTATCATGGCAAACACAAGAATTAAACGTGACATCGAAGACCGCTTAGCGGATCGTGTACAAGAAACTAAAGAACGGATTGCAACAGAAGATCCTAGCAATAAAACCAAGCGCGAACGTGCAGAGGCGTTCAGAGATAAATGGCAAAATAGCGCATTGCCAGACTTGCCAGCGGGGATTATCCCTGGCTTTCATTTGTGCTGGTTATCCACTACAAATAATTATGACAGTATCGACAAACGCGTAGCATTGGGTTATGAGCCAGTTAAAGCCTCCGAATTAGGAAAAGGCTTTGAAGGACTAGGCAAAATGAGCTCGGGCAAGTTTGAAGGCTGTGTTAGCTGTAACGAGATGGTTCTCTTCAAGTTACCAGAAGAAATCTATCAAGAAGTGATGCGCATGATGCACCTAGAGGATCCGCTAGATCATCAACGCAACATTACCGCAAATGTGCGTAATACTGCACAAGAAGGTAAGGGCGGACGCTCAATTCTTGAAGGTGGAGTTTTGGAAATGGAAAAAGAGGCCGCAAAGGCGAATAGTAATATCCGCTTCGATTAACATTCTTCAAAAAAACAAAAGGAATAAAATTACATGTCTACGACATATCTTCCCTTTGGTATGAAGCCTGCCTACCACCCAAGTGGTCTGGATCGTGCAACTCAGTTTGTGGGTACCAACAGCTTTCAAGCTGCTACTGACAATACTTACAATGCACCTTACGGTCTCACAACTGGTCAGGCTTTCTATCAATATCAACCAGTAGGAATCAACACATCGGGTCAATTGATCCCAGCACCTACATTAGCCGCAACTGGCAAAATGTTTGGCGTATTTGATGGCGTTGAATTTACAGACTCACAAGGTCGTCGTTCAGTAGCTAAATGGGCTTCTAAACTAACTCTTGATGCTTCTACACAAATCATTTTTTGGCTCTTCACAGATCCTCAATTGGTTTACGAAGCTCAGTGTAATGGTTCAGTGGCAACTACGGCTATTGGCAAGGCTTACGATTTTGATGCAACAAATAACCCAACGGTAGGTCAATCTATCGGCAACGGTGGCGCTGGCTTCTCACAAACAGCTTTGGCTGCATCACCAGTAGCAACCGGTGCTCAAGGTCAAGTTAAAGTGGTTGGTTTAGGTCGTGAAACTGCTTGGCCAACAGGGCAAACAAATGCCTGGGCTGACACTTACACAATCGTACAAGTTCAAATCGCTAACAGTCAATTAGTCGCTCCGTCTGTTTCGGTCGCTTACTCTTAATATAACGAAAGAAAAGGAATAGCAAATGGCAACCCCAATGCGTAGTACCGACTTTCGTGCGGTAGTCGAACCGATTATCAACGAAGTCTTTGATGGCGTATACGAACAACGCGCCGACGAGTGGAAAGGATTTGTAGAACAGATCCAAGGTATTCCACGTAACTATCACGAAGAAGTAATGCTCTTCGGTATGAATGCTGCACCTGCCATGCCTGACGGTACTCCTGTCAGCTATGATCAAGGTGGTACATTGTACATCACCCGTTTCATCTACCAAATCTATGGCTTGGCTTATGCCTTGACCAAAGTTTTGATGGAAGACGGCGATCACATCCGTATCGGCTCTACCTTCGCTAAACACTTAGCTCAGTCTATGATTGAAACTAAGGAAACTTTGTGTGCTAACTTGTTGAACTTTGCGTTCACAAGCGGTTACACTGGTGGCGACGGCGTAGTTTTGATTAGTACAGCTCACCCTATTGCTAATGGTCAAACATACAGCAATAAATTGTCAACCGCTGCTTCATTGAGCCAAACTTCTGTTGAACAGATTTTGATTCAAATCCGTGGCGCTATCGACAATAACGGTAAGCGTATTCGTCTGAAAGCTGAGCAGTTAGTTGTTCCTCCAGCACTCGAGTTCCAGTCAGAAGTAATTCTGAAATCGGTTCTCCGTTCTGGTACAGCCGATAATGATTTGAACCCTATCAAATCAACAGGCATGCTGCCTAAAGGCACACACGTGGTAACACGTTTGTCCTCAAGCAAAGCCTGGTTTGTTCAGACTGATGCTGAAAACGGACTCATGCTCGTATCCCGTCGTCCAATGGAGAAATCCATGGAAGGCGACTTCGAGACTGACTCTATGCGTTACAAAGCTACCGAGCGCTATGCGACCGGCTGGCATGATGCACGTAACGTTTTTGGTACTCAAGGCGTTTAATCAAAAAGCCCCACAAAGGCACTTTGGAACCCCGCTTCGGCGGGGTTTTTTGCTTTTAGGGCGTTTTTTCTCTTCATTTTGCATAAGTAGTATTAGGAAGATAATCCCACTCTGACCACCGCTACTTCCCGGTGAGACGACTTAGAGACAGTTTGGGATACCCACTAAGATAAGGAATTAAACATGTCATCAACTTTTACAATCCCGCTACGTCTTAACACACGTCAAACAACCAGCAACGACGGCACAATTTCTGCTGACAACACTGGTGCTACAATGATTTCACAACAGACCACTATTGTGGCTGGTGCGGCAGCAACTGATGTAATCCCTGCAGGTTCAATCATTCACTCAATCGACGGCTACTTAAACGTAGTTGGAGCAGCTTCACGCGCAGTTAGTTTGACTGTTAACGGCACAACTACTGCTGTCGGCACATTGACAACTACTGCCTTAGGTAAAGTTGCTGTAGTATTTACAGCCTCTGCTGCTGTGGCTAACTTGTTAGCTAACGTTGGTGCATACGACTGCACAGTTACTTTAGCTTCTGAAGCAGCTTCTGCTGGTACACTGTCTATTCAGTACACTGGTCGCAACTCTGATGGCACAATTACTCCTTACGGTTCTGGCTTAACAAATAGCTAATTTAGATGGCGGGCTAGTCCCGCCTCTTTTAACCTTTTAGGAGAAATCATGCGTGAAATAATCGTAACAGTACCAACCGCTGGGACAACAACCGATGCGGTTGTGCTCGACCAGTACATTGCACCATTCCAAGTTAGTTATGTAAATTCTGGCTCCGGCACGGTTCAAGTTTCACAAACCGACCCGTATCCTGTAGTAAATAGTGTTTTTACAGCACCAACTTTTACTTGGATTACAGCACCAACATCTGCACCAAACACTGCAACGTTTTTAGCACAACCATATCGTGCTATTCGTTTGTCTGGTGCAACCGCTGGTGATACACTTACTGTAGTTCAATCCGGAATTAAGTAATGCCAGTTTACCTCGATACTCGAGGTAATAGCGTTCTGTCTATAGCGGTCTGCGACCGCTGCAATAGAAAGTTTGGCTATACCGAATTAATGCCCGACCCTAATTTTCCAGGGATGCGGGTATGTAAGGACGACCTAGATCAGTTCGACCCATGGCGTTTGCCTGCGCGTCAGACTGAAAACATTGCGTTGCGCTTCCCGCGCCCAGACGTCTCTGTTGCGCTCACACCAAATCAGATTATGACAGACGGTGGCTTTACTCAAGGCGCAGATTCGTTCTTCATTGAAGGCGTTCCTCCTGCGGGCGGAGCACAGGGCGATCTTAACAGAGCCAGCAACGTGGCACCATCGCCACAGATGCTAAATCCGTTTATCTACACAGTATCGCCTAGCACCGGCCCACAGGCTGGTGGCACACCAATCGTAATCATGGGTGCTAACTTTACCGACGTGACAAACGTAAAAGTCGGCGGAGCTTTAGCAACATTCACATTGATCAATTCCACAGAGATTCACGCAACTACTCCAGTGTACCCAATCACTGGTATTGTTGACGTGAGCGCTACGTCCACATTTGGCACAGCAACTCTGCATGGTAGCTTTACTTACACCTAATAAAATAAATGTCAGATCAGCCCATAACCAGACTACCGGTTGCTACAACCCTAACAGGTAACGAGCAAACGGTAGTTGTACAAGGTGGTGTAACAAAACAAGCGTCTGTCTCCCAGATCGCTAACGCTGCCACGCCCGGCAAACTCATTACCAATATTATCTATAACCCAACAACTGGTTATCTAACAATTTACTACAGCGACGGATCAACAGAAGTTGTTGGCCCTGTCTCTGGCTCGTCTGGATATTCTGGATTATCTGGTTACTCTGGTAAATCCGGTTACTCAGGTATTTCTGGTTGGTCAGGCCAATCTGGCACATCTGGTGGATTTGGTGCATCAGGATATTCTGGTATCTCTGGCTACAGTGGCACTTCTGGATTCTCTGGATTTGTTGGTATCTCAGGTTACTCTGGCGCGTCTGGATATTCTGGCTCTGTATACATTGGAGCATCACCTCCTCCGTCCCCCGGTGCAGGAGCAATGTGGTGGGACGACGTTGCTGGTAAGTTAAAGATTTATTACTGTGACGTTGATGGTTGTCAGTGGGTGGACTCCATCATGGGTACGGCTGGTTTCTCTGGTTACTCTGGTATGTCGGGTTACAGTGGTTCTGCTGGTGGTGCCGGCCTATCTGGTTACTCTGGTTCTGGTATTTCTGGTTACTCTGGAGCACAAGGTGCATCAGGTTATAGTGGCGCTTCCGGTTTTTCTGGCTACAGTGGTGCTACAGGCGCTTCCGGTTTTTCTGGCTATAGTGGTAATACCGGCACTTCCGGTATCTCTGGATATAGTGGCTCTGGTATATCTGGTTACAGTGGCTCTGGTATATCTGGCTACAGCGGCGCTGGTATATCTGGATACTCCGGTATATCTGGTTATAGTGGTTCTGGTATATCTGGCTACAGTGGCTTTGGTATCTCTGGCTACAGTGGTTCTGGTATTTCTGGCTACAGTGGTTCTGGTATCTCAGGCTATAGTGGATCTGGTATCTCTGGTTATAGTGGTATCTCTGGCTACAGTGGTTCTGGTATTTCTGGCTACAGTGGTGCATCTGGTCTATCTGGCTACAGTGGATCTGGTCTATCTGGCTACAGTGGATCTGGTATCTCTGGTTACTCAGGCTCTGGTATCTCTGGCTACAGTGGTTCTGGTATATCTGGCTACAGTGGTTACTCTGGTATTTCAGGATATAGTGGCTCTGGTATTTCAGGATATTCTGGCGCACAAGGCACTTCTTCAACTGTATTTTTATATCAAGCAAATACTTCATTAACATCTGGCTATCCTACTGATGGTCATGTGCTTTGGAATAATGCGACACAGGCAAGTGCAACATCTATTAATGTAAGTCATTTAACAGATAATCCCAATGTAATTGATGCAGATATATTTTTAGCTTTAATAAAACAAGGGCAGACATTTACTATTCAAGATAGAAATGTAAGTTCAAACTATCAAATATGGCTTGTTAATAGCGCACCAACAAATACAAACGCTGGAACTTCTACAAGTTATTGGACTTATCCTGTTACTTTAACTTCTTCTAGTGGTTCAGGAACTACAAACTTTTCTAATAATCATAATTTATTTTTAGCTATTACTGCTGGTATTAGTGGATATTCAGGAATTTCAGGTTACAGCGGTAGTGGTATAAGTGGGTATAGTGGCACATCAGGCATATCTGGTTACAGCGGTATTTCAGGGTATAGCGGTTCTGGCATTTCAGGCTACAGCGGTTCTGGTATTTCTGGGTATTCTGGATTTTCAGGAGTTTCTGGTTACAGCGGCATTTCTGGATATAGTGGCTCTGGTATATCTGGCTATTCTGGATCTGGTATATCTGGCTATAGTGGTTACTCTGGAATCTCTGGCTACTCTGGATCTGGTATATCTGGCTATTCTGGATCTGGTATATCTGGCTATAGTGGTTACTCTGGAATCTCTGGCTACTCTGGATCTGGTATATCTGGCTATTCTGGATCTGGTAT